CATAGCCACTCCAATCACCATTCCTGCCGTGTAGGTCGCTGTGCATTTCACATCACCGTTGGTAGTTGTATCCACAATAACAAAGTTACCAATCGCGCAGGTTCCCGTTCCGAGCGTCAGACCCCAAACACCAGTTGTCGCAATATTGCATGCCGCAGCAGCAGCAGGATTATTAATACAAACACCAATCACAATCCCCGCACTGGTGTCTGTAGTTGTAGTTATAACAACTTGATTTGCATGGGCTGTGTCAGCTTTTACCGGAGCTACAAACGCGATTGCCGCAGTAGAGGTTTCATTAGCCACTGCTTGTATCATTCCACCTACAGTTGGCATTACGAAAGTAGGAGAACCAGCCCCGGCAGGATTACCATTAATACTATCCCATCCACCACCACTAGTTGGTAGACGCAATGAACTTGTATACCAAGGTGCAGGTGCAGAACCCCCCGGATTGCTCCAAACTCCAGCCTGACCACCAACACTGCATAGCCAGTTACCAGATAAGGTGCCTGAAGTATTTAACATCACAAATTGAAAGCATGGCATCGAATTATTGCCTTGAGCATATGCCACAGTTGTGGACCCCAAATTAAATATGGCGTGTCCCGATTGATCCGATCCGATGATTGACCTGCCAGATTTTATAAGTATGTCAGTAGAGGTACTTGGATAGCCATTTATCACTGAGTAGTTAGAACCGTTATTGTATTGGTTCAAATTGATTGCCGCAGTGTTGACATAATGCTGCGCAATGATATCTCTAGTAACGGGAGAATTAGGCCATTGTCCGATTCCTAGATACTGCATCATCAATTGATCCCCGGCTGTTTGTCCAAGAGCAGTTTGATGAGCATTGCCCACTGTATTCCAGCCAAGCGTGGCCTGATCAGCGTTTGTTAATTGAGTGTACTCGTCAACATAAGTTTGTGGCCTGATTTGCGCGGCTGCCCATTGCTGTACTTGCTTGTTAAAAGGAGCAACGCAAGAAACACCGGGAGTAGTATAGTCATAGTCGCCTAAGACTACGAAATCAGCAAGAGCATTTGCCGTCTGAATTGGTGTCATCATGTTAGCGAACCAGTAAGAATAGTTCTGAAAAACTGTAGGAGCAGCAGTCGTCGCCTGTTGGCAGCCGCCAGTGCCGCCAACAACACCGTTAGTCTTCCATTCGCTAGTTATAAGATCAGGTTTAAAATCATTCAGCCAAGGTTGAACGACGGCATTAGGTGTAGATGAGTAATCGGGAACACTAAGACCGCCACGGCTTGTTTGCCAGAACACCGTACCGTTCACAGTGGTGTCATGCTGCCCGTAGACCATAACGTATAAGTTGGCAGTTCCGCTGGGGTTAGTAATTTGTAGCTGATTGATACCACGAGTCATGGTTGCATGGCAAACTCCTCCTACATTCGCTGTAACAGCGCCATTACAAACTGATGCAGAGTACGTTCCACCATTACCTAATGCTGTCCAAGTAGAACCTGAGCCTGTAGAAACGACAATGTTAGCACCACTAGCAGCAGAGGTATAATACACACGCTCGTCGGTGGAGTAAGGTACAAATGTACTATCAGATACTAACGATCCACCGGGAGGGATAACCCAATACTGGCCGTTAGGAGAGTGCGCAAAATCAAAAGCATAGGTACTACCGTCAACCCAATAAGCTCCACCCGCGAGCGTGGGAGCATTACCACCAGCAGAGGTAGCGCAGTTGAAGCCTATTCCTGAAACATTCGATCCTAACTGTTGACCCATGTATCCAGCAGCACCATAAGCTGCTGTAAGTTGACAAGGTATAACTCCAGTATGCATGAAGCCTGTAGAATCACCGAGCATCATTATATTTAACTGCGCTGGACTGGTGTAACTTGCGTTACCTGCCGTATACAGCGCCATTAGTCCGGTCTTGGTTAGCGTTGATCGTAGCGTATAGGGCTGAAATTGCTGAACAGGACCAATATAATTAGGAGCTGCAATTCCCTCCGTAGAAGTAACTGTACTTGGTGTAGTCACTCCATCGTCAATATGTGATTGCGCTCCAATAGATGTTGCACCCGTTGCCAACGGAATCACGCCATTGGCCTGCCCTGTAATAGATCCACCACTGCTGCCGCTACCACACGCCCATCCTATAGGAGACATATTACTATAATATCTCTGACAAGCAGATATAACATTCCAATACGTTCCACCAGGGGTTCCTGCTGTGGGATTTATAATTGCCTCTGTATCATTATATCCAAACGCTCCCGCGATAGGTTCAAAGCGAGGAGCAGGTATCGCAGCGGTTATAAGAGAATTTATTGTAGAACCTGTTACAGAATCTGCTGTAAGATTATAATTAAATGATCCGCATTTTGATGTAGCATTAGGACAAAACTGAAGTGTCCACATCGATCCTGAGGGAGAAATTTTATCACTTCGTACCATATTACTCATTGTAAATGTTGCAGCAGAAGGATCTAAGATTCCGCTAACAGGAGCATTATAATATGTACTTAATGGAGTACTCCCTACATAATAAGAGTTTAAATTAGGATAATTAACATTTGGATAGAATGTATATGTCCACGTTCCATTTAACCAGAGTTGAGAATCTGAATCTGTAACAGTTCCTGTAATAGAAGCTGTCTGTGCATAGACTTTGCCTAGAAATATTAAAACAAACAAAAACATGAGAATTTTTTTCATGAGAACCACCCATCCTTTTCAAGTGTATAGAACTTTTCAGTACACACTTTCTCAATATCAGTGCGATATTGAATGTTAGGGATTTGAACTCTCTCTAAAAGTCGCTCACATTTAATAAATGCTTCTGTTATAGAATCCCCAATTCCAATCGGCGCACCGACAAATCCATAATTCCCAGATGTAATCAATCCCTTACCATTAAGTTTCACATCATATAAATAATAATCAAGTAATTCCTCAATATCCTCTGGATCAATCCCTTCTATGGGAATATCTTTTGCTTTAGGAATTCTTATCTCGGTTGGATAAGGGGGGATTGAGATTGTGATGGCTGCGCCGAAAGAGGCACTCCATTTGACATTCGGCGTCCTTCCAGATGCAATAGCATGGAGAAACTCTCCAAAACCAGAGCCATACATATTAGCAAAGACAGGGCAACATAGATAACCAAATCTCGGTCCCCACTCAAGCGAATAGACACGCCCTTCAGTAACGATTGAATTGACATCGATAACTCCTTTAAATCCAACAGCTTGAAGCGCAGATTTAGCTTTTAAAAGCGTATCCTTATATATATGCATATCTTCGTGTATCGCGAAGATGAGATTTCCTGCACAGCCAGTATTCGGACCTTTCTTATCGTTCATGAACTTCTTTTCTTCAAGATCGCATGTTATATTAAAGAAATCAGTTCCATTAAACCACGCTTCTACAGAAAGCTCTGTTCCTTTTATATATTCTTGTAAAACAAAAGGCGCTCCTTTCGCGTCAGCGCATAGATTATCTAAATTCTTTATCATATCTTCGGCGTCTTTGGACACATACGTTGTAGAAGTATCCTGAGTAGAGCCGCTCGGAGTAAAGGGCTTGAAGACATATCTTTTGTCTTGTTTTCTAACAAAACTCTTAGCCTCTGAACTCTTATCGAATCTTTGGTATGGTGGGGTTTTAATCTCACACTTTTCCATAAAGGACAAGCCTGCTTCTCTATCGTCTTCAAGGAGACACTCAAAGCTTCCATCTCCGAAGGTAGGACAGTCACTCCGTGAAGAATCAGCTTGTTTAGCTTTTCCTGTAAGGTCAAAGATTGAAAGATCATATCCTTTGTACGACGCATAACCAAATCCTTTAAGAGTTCTTCTATGATCTATAGAAAGCATCTTTGGAGAAGGAATAATGCCAGATAGCACTTCATCATATTCAGATTTAGAGAGATAGTAATCTACTTCGTGTCCTTCAGCTAGAAGCCGAAGTACAAACCACGCTCCAACTCCGGTATATGATGAAAGTGCTATCCGCATATGTTCCCCCCTATCCCTGATGTGATACTTTTTTATCGATAGGTGTTCCTCCTTTCTTAGAGCCTGATTTCTTCCCAGAGCCTCCATGATTGGAAGCATGAGAACCAGAAGCTTGAACGCACTCTTGCATAGCTTTTGCCTCTGCGAGAGTAAGATTTGCACTTTGTCCACTCATGTTACCTCTCCCTAGGACGCATCCTATGTCTAGTTGTTATTGTTTCGCCAACTTTTCTCTTAGGCACTAAGTGCTGTGCTGCCCAAGGACCAATTATGGGAAGGGTATAATACCTTAATATATCTCGTTCCGCTGGACCAAGGTTATGTTTACCTGTAGTCTTAGCTTCTTTGAAAGATTGAGCTATATCTTCAACAGTTCCCACTGCTGTACCCATTTGAGGACCGAGCATCGTAGCAGCAAGACGGTGTTGATTCGCTGCATGAAGATAGGTCATGAATGCTCCAGCCCCGCCAAAGTGACCTAATAGAGTTAAATAATTATACGCAAACTCTCCCATACCCTTTGGATGAATCAATTCATCATATCTATCTTTCAAATGATCATAGCTTTCGCTAGGAGATGCGGTACGCATAAGCATAGATGCACTCTCTAAAAGAGGCGCAGCCGCGGGGAAGAGAACAGCTACAGTTCCAGCGAATTGAGCAATTCTTCCCCAATCTCCTGCTTGCATATACTTATAAAGTTCATGAGACATAAACTGCGCTTCTCTCGTAGCATATCCATGAAGCATGAAACCTAAACGAAAGAATTGATTCTTCTGCGCTAAGTAAGAACGCGAAAGCGGCTTCTCTATAAAGAGTCTATTATTCGTAAAATGGAACATCGCTTTCTCTAATTCTTCATTCGTAAGATTCCCTCCACGCTGAACAATAGCATTTACATCAAGATGGAGATCTTCAAGTTCCTTAATCGCAAGCTTATCTCCATGAAACGCTTGCTTCCCCCACATCTGTGCAGAGTGATACGCTGCTGTTCCCATTGTAGAGAGTTGAGACATACGCAGATTATTAAAGAGAGGTTGATGCCACATCTTATGAAAGATTGCAGCCGCTCCAGGTTTGTCTGTTCTTCGCGCAATCATTCCGGTTCTATAGTTAAAATCATTATCATATATAGAGTGAAGTGTATGAGTAAATATCCCAGACGCATCTCTCATAGATGCTATCGTAGGATCATTCAGCGTTTGAAACGTTTTCCAGAGGGCAGCTGCGGGTATAGTAGACGGGAGCTTAAAAAAATCTCCTAAATGCGCTATCGCAATCCAAGGAGCTAAGAAGTTCATTGTATATTGATGCGAGAGTCTCTCTAAAGGTCCACCTTTCTCATATCCAGGCTTTACACTCAATTCAAGAGGATTTAATCCTTGACGAGCGCGAGATTTATTGATAACATCAGCTACCTGTTTCTTTGTCGCAGATTCCTCTGAGAGTTGACCTCCTCTTTCAATTTCGATGTTATCTCTAAATATCTGCGATATCATATCCATCCAAGCTTCACCACGAGAGCGTTCGAGAGGATTTTGCGAACTTAGCAATGGATATAGATTCGCTGCTAAATAAGATCCATCTGGTCCAAACGCTTTCGCGCGACCTTCTATATTAGCGCGCTTCTCCATAATATGTTTTACATCATGGATTGTGAGATCATGATAATTCCGATTCATCATTAGAGGATCAAGTGCTTGACGTGCAGCATGATTTTGAGGCAAGCCATTATAAATATCCTTTATCGACGCTGTATTATAATCATGTTTCACTGCGAGATCGGGATTCTGTTTTACAATCTTCTCAAAGTTATCTACTGGCGCTCTATACTTCATTTCAGATTGATGCTTTTGGCGTATACCTTCAGCTATCATATTCTTTACACCAGCTCCAAGAGGGTGTTCATCGAAGGATCTATTCATAGAAAATAATATATCTACCGCTCCCTTACCCGCAGCAGAAGCTTTTGGTCCCCAAGTTGAACCCATTCCAGAGCCAGCTTTCTCTGAAAGATATTTATAGAAGGAACCTATCATTTGATCTGCTCCTTCAGCTATTGCTTTGCTGAATCCTCCCATTTGTATCTCCTCTCTTTTTAGCCCATATAGCCCGAAGTGCTTCAGCAAAAGCTTTCTTCCCTTTCTTATGAGCTTCAAGAAGAATCTTTAATTCCTCTTCGGAAGGATAATCACCACTGCCCCCCTGCTGGAATTGTATCCCTTGGCTGGACATAAGCACCTCCTACACTTGAAACACTTGATGTTCTAGGTTTCGCAGTTCCTGCTATAAATTCTTTTCTTAGTCTTTCTGCAAAACCGACAGCAGTTGTAAGACGTTTTAAAGCTTCTGTTCCTCTTTCTTTTACAATATTATCATAATAATCATAGATATAATCTATTGCTTCATCTTCAGGAACATTATGTAATTCTGGAGGATGCACAATCAATTTACAAGTTGCCTCTACAACTTTCATATATGTTGGAACATTTTGATAAAGATTCTCTGAATTAAGATAACTTCTCATAGCATTTGGCATTGTCTTATTGAAATGTTCCCATTGAGTATCATTAAAGGCACTTTTAAGTTCATTAACAACTTGTCTTCCTTGAGGGCCAATAGTATGAAGAATTCTTTGCCATCCATGTCCTGCTTCTTCTCCATAAACTCTAGAAGCATAACTTGCTTTTTTTCCTGCCCTCATTACATTTATACCTTCACCTGTAACGTTTTTATACGCCTCGCCTACAAGATGAGAAAGAATATTCTTATCCTGAGCAGAAAGAACTCCAGCTTTATCATCCTGAATAGCTCTTAAAGACCAATTTCTTTGAATATCTCTTCCAGATAAATTATAACCTCCAGACTGTTCAGCCTGTGCTAAGGTTCTATTCTCAGTTACCTGTTTCAATTTATTAAACATATCGTCGCTTAACCAAAGATTTTTCCTTCCAAGCTTATCTGTATACACAGCGCCATGAGCTAAAGCTTGCTTAGTAATACCTCCTATACCCCCTACACCTCCATATTTATTCTGTAAATCACGCAACTTAGGTACATAAGAAGCTATACGTTCATCAGCAGCTTTTACAGCAGTCTCATGTTCTGCACGTTCCTTTTCGCTCAAACCAGGACGCTCAAGAGCTTGCTCATGAAAAACAGCTTCTCTTATATCTTTCTCCCGCGCTTTAATTATATCATCAAATTCCCTATCAGCTTCTCTGAGCTTTATTTGAGATCCTATTTCATATTTTGAAAGAGCAACTCCTGTCTCTAAAGTAGCCTGTGGAGTATCTCCTGCTGGACTTCGTACCTTTTTAAGTACAGGACTCTTCCCTCCTCTCGGACCTTCTTGGGTAAGGATACTCTTAATCTTCTCACTCATCATTCTGACTTTAAGAGGTTCTTTATTCTTATACGCAAGTCTCCGATCATTCATCACAGCCTTAAGTGTAGCTTTCGCGATCTTATTCGCGGGAGTATTTTTTTCAAACATCTTATCAATCAATTCATGTTCATACTGTTCTCGTTCTTTAAAGAGTTGATCCATCCACTTTGTAGGATCATTCCAATGTGTACTCGTACTTCTATAAATATGATTCTCCTTCGGGAAGTGACCTGAGTTCAAGAAGTTATCTACGTGATTCCACATCGAGAGAGAAAGTTTTCTTGTCAATCCACTCTGTAAGTTAAGTTTTTCCTTTGCTGAGATCGCCGGATTATTCTTAATCTCATTATAGAACTTCGCCAATCTTGGAGAATCAAGCATCTCTTCTTCTAATCTATCTGCATAAGCCTTTGGCATTGAATCCTTAAAGTTTAACGCAAAGCTCCAAAGATTAGTCCAATCCTTTCCAAGATTCTTAACATTACCTGATTCGAAACGAAGATTGATATCTTTTAAGAATTTCGGTAAGAAATACGCATGGATATCAGCTGCAAAATCATCTTCGCTAAGATCAGATACCCAATTCTTAATTTCCTCTGAATTTTCCTCTGGAGTCCACTTCTTTCCTCTCGCTTTAAGTGCATTCTTCGCATATACAGTCCATTGAGGATTGAAGGAGTACGAAATTGAAGGTTCGCCAGACTTTGTCTTTCTATAACGTGTTACCTCACTCCATCCTCTTACAGGATTCTTCTGTGCATATGCATCGCGTAGCTTTGCAGCTTTTGTAACTTGACCTATCCTATCAAGAGAAAGCTGTCCATCGCTCCACTGATGCATTGCGAGAACTTTCTTCGCGAGAGCTTGTTTTAGACCATCCTCAAACATTTGCTTTGTAGCATTCGCGGGCATTGACTTCATTACATCGCTCATTAGCGATTGCATGATGTTCTGATCCAGCGCAGCTACAGGCAAAGATGTGATTCTCTGTACAAGTGCTTCCTGAAGCTCAGGATTATATTTAACCGCTTTAGTTTTAGCATTCTCGGTTAACTGCTGTAATGAAGCTAAGAGATTCGCTTTAGCATCCGTTCCAAGATCCTTAAGAGTCTTCTTTCCAAGAGAGCTGCATATACGCATAACTGCGTCTAGCATCTCTTTAGTTTCAGGAGTCCCTGTTCTATAGAGTTCCCTCTCATGCTTAAATATCTCCGATGGATTCATTCCAGAATCTTCCATCTTTAAAATATGCGCAGCAGCAGTATCGTTAATCCAAGGTATAGCAGCTTTGCCGCGATGAAGCATAACCTGTGAAACGCCAGCTTCGGAGGCTTCCTCCATTTCTCGCGCATCTACAGGAGTCCTCCCATCTGTAAGCATGTTCTGCGCTTGTTCGCGAGCTTTGAAAGCTTCAGCCATCAATCTTTTTTGATCATCTATAATAGTAGGATCTTGAGGTGGAGTTGGAGGTTCTCCTACATACTCACCCTCAACGTATGTAGGAGGAGCAGGCAATTGACCTTTAGTTTTATCATCAAGATATGCCCTTGCATCTTTCTCTAAATGTTCATAATCTCCCTCAACTACTTTCTTCCCTATCATTGAGATAATCTTCTTTCCTAATATCCCAACGCCAGTAGCAGCAGCTTTTATAGGAACTCCTGCTTGAAACTCAAGTGCGTCTTTCCAAGCTTCGAGCTTTGTATTAAATGGACGTGTTACAAATCCATACTTCGCACCATCAATTCCCATCTCTAACGAACTTGACGCAAGCCATCCTGTGATATCACCTACCTTTCCAGTTCCAATTCTACCTGCCGCTCTTGCTCCAGATATCATACTCTCTGTAAGAGAAGCAGAATTTATTTCATCTAAGATAGCTCCAGTCATGAATATTCCATCTTCTGTAACATTCGCAGCACCTACTTTACCTCCACTTACAATTGAAAGAGCAACAAGCGGAAGATTAGATCCCACAAACTGTCCAGTATGTTCTAGAATTCCCTTAGCTGGACGCATAGCTGTTAGAACATCGTACTTATCTCCTCCACTATCAAAGTACTTTCGCAGTGCGGAGAGTCTTGGATATTGTTTATCAGCTTTCTCTTGTTCTTTAAGATCAGCAAAATATCCTGAAACAGGTGCTCCTGTTTGAGAGGCTCTTACATATTGATGCATGTAATTCTCATCAGTTACCTCTATAGGAGGAGTAAAGATCCATGACGCAATCGCGTGCTCTGCCATCGCAGGAAATTCTCTAAAAAGTCCTGTCTTGAACCCATACGCGAGTCTACTATCCGAATAAGCTTTATCCATATTCCATCCACTCATAATATCTTTATTATTATGCATCCATACATCTCTATTAAAAGCAGGAGATCCTATTTTATCATATGTAGGTTTCAAGTACGCATCATAGAAAGTGCCTGATGCATTACCAATAAAGTTCTCTTGATCTCTCTCACTCATTCCTTTCTTCGTCATCTGAGCACGCATTGCGTTAGTATACTGTTCCCATCTATACATATACGCATTTAAAGTATCTCGCGGATTCGCGAGCTTCATTGGATCAAAATCCTTCCCTTTCAAGGATTGGATCTTCTCACTCAATTGCATTGAATCGAGATTATTATAATCCATCGTATCAGGTTTAGACGCCTTCGCTTTAGCAGCGTCGAGTTTTCTTAATCTATTTACTTCTTGTAAATATCTTTGTGTTAGGTTCGCACCTCCTCCTCTACCTCCTGCGCTAAAACTAGGAGTGCTATCTGGTTCACGGAGTGGTGGAAGGGAGGATTGAGACGCCTTCAGTAACTGCTGATATACCGAAGTCAGCGCCGCTGGTGTACTCGTTTCCTCCGCCTCCTTCTTCATCTCCTCCGGATTCAGCCTCGGGATCGTATCCGCCAACGTCTCCTCCTGCTGCGATATTTCTTAAAGCTGTTACACCTCTATAGAAATTCGCTTTTGGACCATTTGGAGCATTTAAATTTTGAAGCATTTCTAATCCCATTTGATATGCTTGGCGATTTTGCTGCATTCCTTTAGCAATTTCAGCTTTCTGATCTTTATTCGTTGTTTTTGCATAGTTCGCTGCTTGAGTTGAATAATCAGTTTGTAACTGATCAAGTTGTCCTTTATAATGAGCTTCAAGCTGTCCCCATTGATAATTACCTTGCTGTTCATACTTCCCAATAGCAAGAGGCGAAAGCTGCTTATCAGCTGCAAGTTTTTGCAACATATCACCTTGCCATTGAATATGCTTACCTATCTCATCTAACTTAAACGCATGTCCTTGTGCTTGTAACCACTGAGTCTGAGCAAATCTATTTGCTTGTAATCCCCACTGATTTTGAAAACCTCTTGCTTGTCTAACCTCTGCGCCAGCCTCTTTAACAGCTGCAATCTCTTGTTGAGATTGAGCTGTAGCCAATCTCGGAAGCATAGCCTTCGCAAGAGCTTGATCACTCTGTTTTTGAGTAATCGCTTGTTGTAGTCTAAATTGCGCCATAGGATCTTGTCCCATAGTTTGAGGCATCTGTTTCGCAAATTGAGCTTGGAAAGTTTGACCCTGTGGTTGATTAAGCGCAGCTTGCTTCCCAGCTCCAACTGCTTGATGCTCTGGAGTCTTATTCTCCGAAGGATCAGTAAAGGAAACATCCATTCCCTTTCCAATAGCTTTCCTCATCTTTGGATCAGAAAGAATTGTATTCATCAACATCTTAGAATCATCAATTCGCTTTTGAAGTTGAGCAGATTGCTCTGGAGTAATTCCCTTCTGATTCAGATATTGCGAAGCTTGATCAATTGTCTGTTGTGCTCGAATCAATCTTTGAGTTGCCGTAGCAGTCTTTTCATGCTGTTGCTGTTGTAATTTATTATTGATTGCTCCAACAGCATTTCCAACTCCGATTATAGCATTCGCAATACCTGCTCTCCCTGCTGCTTTCTTTCCAACAACTCCTTCAGCATAACTCGCTGGAAGATAAGCTTGCTGTTGAAAAGGCTGTAGCGGTTGCAACATAGATGGAGGAATATCCATCTGATGACCTTGCATTGTAGGCATCAATCCAGCAAGAACTACGCTGGGATCTATAGGTTTATTGAGATCCCTCATCATAGAATCCCAACCACTTTCTTGACCTCCACCTGAAGGAGCTTGACCTTGAGGAAAAGGAGTTGGTGCTCCACCCATACCTTCTGCTACAGCTTTCATTTGAGCTTCAGATATAGGAGGTTTTCCAAAGAGAGAACTCATTGCAGCTATCTGTCCAGGTTTAGTACCACCAGTTTTAACTGAATCAGGAGTTTTCGCAACAGATCCAGCAGTTGGAACTACAGAAGGTTTAAACGCTGCTCCACTTTGTATATCTGTCACCTGCTTTAGTTGAGCAGCTTTTCTTTGTTCTGGAGTTTGTATTTTACCTGTAGGTAATTCTATAGCACCCTTCTGCCCACCATAAGGTATTCCACTATATTGCGCTTTACCTTTAGATGTAGCCTTCGCTACTTTATACGCAACATCAGGATGATCTCCCCTCTTCATAGCCTGATCATACGCAATTTTCTCATCAGGAGTTAAATCACTTATTCTCCCCGAAACTACAGGCTGCTCAATTTCCTGCGCCATATTTAACCCCCAAACATATATTGTTGTGTTGGCTCAGAAGGGAGGTATCCTCCAACTGGAATCGAGTTTACATCCACTTGAGAAAGATCAAGCGTCTGCGGAGTATAAGTCTCCGAAGGAATGCTATAATCTCCAGAAAGTTCCGGCTGTGTATTTACACCAGTAACTGAAGGAGTAGACAATCCAGCGTTACTTGCTCCTTTAAAGAGAGACATTAAACTTGTTAAACCTCCAGGATTACCCATCATAGTGCCAGCAATTCCTCCTAAAGCTCCTGCTACCTTTCCAAACACATCCCATCCACTCTGCGCGGTTTCAGTAGCAGAAGCTTGCTCTGTTCCTTGTAAAAGTCCTAATCTTTCTTGTTGATTCTGCATAATCATCTGAGCATCTGCACCTGATAAGGTAGCTCCCTGCTGCGCGAGTAAATCCGCAAGACCTAAAGATTGAACCGTAGAATTAGGTGAAACCCCCGCTGCTCCCATACTTTGGCCAAAATTAGCCTGTTCTTTCGCAAATTGCGGAGCCATAGAAGCTACAAGAGCTTGAAAGGCAGCATTATTAGTGCCTTGTAATCCTTGATACTCACTTAACATCGCTCCGCCAGTACCTTTACCATAAATATCTGTCCATTGTTTTTGAAGATTCGGATCTTGTTGAGATGGAACATTACCTGTAGTACCGGGAGAGCTAAACATATAAGGATTTGTAGAAGAAGGTACATTCCCACCAGGAATTTGAGGAGAGGCAGACATAGTTCCTACAGGAGAAAGAGCTGTACTCTTCGCAGCAGGAGATGTTTGATTCACTCCACCCATATTTCCATAAGGAACTGTGCTCATGTTACACACTCCCCATCTTAAGTCGAAAGGTTTTCCTAGAAGTAGTTTGATCCCTATTCTCTTGAGAAGTACGCTGGAAGATTAAACCAGGAGAACCTTCTAATCCTCCACTTCGTTGAAACTTCTCATCTCCATACAAACGCGTATGAAGTTCAGATGCTTTAGTGCTTAGATTTAACTCCTGCGCTCCACGCATCGCGCATTGATATTCAAGCACATCCTTCCACGAATCGGGCATGTATATTGTATCATTCCCCGCCCACGGAGTAGTTCCCGGAGAAGGAGGAGGCGTGGTGCCTAGAGGAAATGGATGCTGCTTTTGATATCTCGCGTACACCCAATACGCTTGATCAGGAATAGAACCTATCCATATTTGATCATTAAAACGTGACCAATATATAGGCATTCCTGGAACATTTATGAGAACTTCAATATTATCCACAGTTCTAAAGGTCAAGTTATATCCTGTATTTTGCCCATACTGAGGCGCAGTTCCCGTTACATAAGGCCCAGAGTACGAAGTATAAAGAAAGAATGAATTAATCTTATTCACAATAGGAGTTGGATAAAACGATCCTACATCATGAGCACTCATGAAATAAGATGGATCATAATTCGGCAGCATAGCTGTTAATTGCACTGTAGGTCCAGTTGTTTGAAGACCTTGGAATTTAAAGTTCTCTGTAAGCTCTAGAACTCCTTTATGAATATAATCTACCATATTCATTTGAGCCAAGGTGCGCCCCATCAAGAGTCTTATCATCCCCGGAAAGATATCGCTTACTATCATAAGCTCTCTACTCCTAAAAGATGTAAAGCGTTACATTCACAGCGTTAGAGCTAGCTTTCAATGAAATTGCTGTAGTTGTAGGAACTGCTGTACGCCATACATCTACAGTAGCATCCTTATCTACAATCTTAAACCCTATAGGCTGTCTTTTTAAACCATGCTGAATCGTTACAGCACCTGTACTATCCCATTTAATTAGCTCGCTTGAACTATTTGCGCCAATTCTTATAAGAACTCCGCTAGAGTTTCCCTGCTCAAATTTATTATAAACTCCACTTGAATCTGTCCCCGTAGCTATTCCCATATCAATATTGCTATTAAGAGCTTTATCCACATTCTGCGCCCATTTAAGATGCTCAGGCGTAATCTTCCATTGCATATGTTGTGAACTAAGTGTCTTCATACCGGCCTCTGATTAGGATCAAACGAGCCAAACATAGCAACTTTAGCAACCTTAATATAAGGCTGTGAAGATACAGGATAAGCCACAATAGGAGTATATCCTCCCCAAGAACTTTGTGGATTTACATTCATCTTAAGCTGTGGAGCCTTCATTGTTACAGCTCCACCTGTAGCTATATCAAATATCTGATACTCTTGATAAAGCCCCGGAACAGCACTTGAATCAAATATAAGTTTCCCTGTAAAAGCAGCACTTATAAAACTAAAATTCCCATTCTGATCTTTTTGCCAACCATCTATTTGAAAATCTATCTCTAATCCCGGAGCGCCTGATGCTAAGACATAAAGTGCATCTATAGTAATATCTCTTCCAAAAGAAATTTCCTCCGCCGGAAACCACACATGCGCACTTTGAGTTGTAGTTGAATAGAATCTAGGCGAAAGATTATACATCACTGGAATATGATAATTCCCACTCGCATCAAGCTGTTGTCCATAAATTAAAGCTTGTTTTGTTTGATAAGATCCATTATATCCCATCGTACTCCATAAAGGAAGCGAAATGATTTTAAGTATACTCCATGTTGTAGTTGATGTCTCTGGAGGTAGAACAGGATCACAGTTTAACTTCATCCACGTTCCATCTAAAGGCGAGAACATAAAGATAATGCTATTTAAGGATATCGCAAAAGCAGTATTCTCTTTCATATTAGAAGTAAATGTTAAAGGCTCAACACTTACTTTATTATAATATATATCTTTAAAAGGAGGAGGATCTCCAATCAAATTATAAATAGAGCTTGGAGAATCTGTTAATCTATTTGACATATTAAAAAGAAGCGGAAATAGAGTGCATATAATCTTATCTCCTATAGCTTGAGGACTTTGCTGTAACATAAATATATTTGTCATTCCTACATAGAATCCAAGCTGATCAAACTGTGTCCACAACGCAGTACTTGGACATCCTTGCCCATCTTTACAAAGATCCACATGACTTACATCAAATGGCAAACTAGCGTTTGATTGTACAGTAGCATACGAGAGTCCCTCTGCTCTTAGAATAAACACTACAGAGTTTGATACAATTATTCCCGTAAGCATGTCTGAGATATCTATAAGTTGCTCTCCTCCCGCTCCTGTTACAGTTCCCGGAGTATCTGGAGGTTGCGCTGTTGGAGGAAACACTGCATACCATACTTCATATCTCCCTTCTGCGCTCCATGAAAACCACAAATGCTCATCTGTTATTTGAACAGGAGCATTACCCGCATTAGGATCAAGTCCTGGAATTAAACCCACAGAAATAAGATGCCCCGCCATCTTCTTTAAAACTCGTGCCCCTTCATATGTAGTAAGTGAACCAAATTGCTTTGTGGTATTATTAAATTGAAGCATATATCCCGCAGGCCAACCGCTAAAGAATAATCTATCTCCTATTGTTTCATACGTTAATTCTTGAATTGCTTGATTTGTGTATAAAACTTGTCCCGAATCAGTTCCTCCTGAGAATGGAGTTATTGTCACAATATAAGCACTCGGTACAAGCGCTGCGGGAGTTGGATTGTAATTTCCTGATGCTCCGGCTACTACATCCTGTGCAGCAACTGTTGTTAAAACATATCCATAAAATAATGCTGCATTTATATATCCAAACATAAATCCACCAGGATCTAATTCAGGACCATTTAAGCTCAAACTTATACTATTTCCCTTAGAACCACTTACATCAGGAAGTCCTGTTCCTGTCGCTGCTGTAAGAATAATTCTCGTATTATCTCCCGGATCTAATGCTACTGTAAAAGGATAACGATAATATGATGTTCCTGTATTATATGTAAAAGCTGCTAAAAAAGCTTGAGCAATATCTGCTAAGTTTGGAATAACTGTTGCGCCTGTTGGAATAGTAGGATTTTTTGCTGTCCAAGCTCTACCTGCAACGAGAGTATCCATACGAGGAGAATACCCTGTCGTTGGAGGAAGATGCCCATCTAAAGGCACTCCTCCAACAGAACTTTTAAGATAAGGCATATCCCAATACACTTGACCATAAGTAGGATCATTATATACAGCAGTATATACAGTAGATCCACCACTCACTACTGGAGGAACTGAATGTACTCCCTGTCCCCAAATAGGAGATAGAGTTGTATGCTTCGGCTGTGTATTTCCCGCAGCATAAGAGAATTTTATTGACGCTGTTGCAGGAGTACCTGAAGATACAATCTGCTGCCCTAGAATAGAGCAATCATAAGATTCCACAGGAATACTTGAAAAATCATTACGCCACAATATAAGACGATAATACCAATAATTATTAGAATCAGCCGCCGCACTGACATAGAGTGCCCAATTCTTTACCACATCCTCACATGGAAGCTTTCCAACACCTAGAAGTACACATGGATTTATAGCGCTTGCGCCTGTAGAAGATATAGGATATGTAAAAGCTCCCGCTGAAGGAATTTGATCAGGAGTTGGAATATACACAGACACTAAGGTGTGTATACATAGCTCATTATTTATAATTAAAAAATTGGAAGCATCTGCGAAACACTTAGGATCAATGTATCTAGGATTAGTATTAGAAGCATCAATCCCGCCGAAAGGTGCCTCCATTCCTCCATAGATACACTCAAACCCAACCATTCCGTTATCGAGTTTGGTTGTTTTTAAGAGTCCCATAAATGCTTCCGTCAAGGTTCCCCGCTCAGGGAAGCTATATTACTTTCCAGTACCAAGATATAACTGCACTTCTCCGTGAGGTAAAGAAGTGATTGTAACAGGCCCGGAAAGCCATCCCATCTCTGAGATTGAGACATTTCCATATTGTGGAAACACCCAATCATACTGTCTTCCAGCTTCATCTACAAGCGAAAATACATCAGAAGTAGTGCCCCCAGTCCACAATCCTCCCTTTACTTTAAAATTCGCCAAGGGAATAGTACCTGTGGTAACTAATCTCAGGATTCTTCCTGAATAGTCATTAGTTCCTGGAATTGCCATAAAGAACTCCTAATTGAAATTATACGCGCACTTAAAGACACAGCCATAAAAATTAACTGTACCTCCAGATCCAGCGGTTATTTTAACATTCGCAATAAGCTCTGAATCAAACGCTGTAATCATCACTGCTGTTGAAACAGGGACGTTAAAGCGATACAGATTTGTTCTAAACGCCGTAGGCATTCCATTAGCGCCTAGAGTGATAAGATTTGTAACAGTCGGAAGCGCAGCGGTATTATCAACAAAATTCGTATATGTGAGTCCAATCTGCGCTAAAGAAGCATTCACAGTATTCAAGGTATAGAGAATATCTACAGAGTTAACTTGAATACCTTTCGCGACTGTTCCAGATCTCGGGCCAACTAAAGTAGGCAATGTCGCTGCTGTGAATGGAGGAAATCCTCTTATCCCTTCAGGATCATTTGTATTTGGTAATCCCTGTACAGGTCCAGGCAATGAAGCTGAAGTTCCAAACTGCGCTTGTTGTATTGCAGGATTTGCAAAAACTCCCGTCCTCTTTAGCGCTGCTGTTACATTTGCGAAGAAATTTCCAGCAGCAGCGGTTGCTAGATTTAGCGTAAGTAACCCTGCTCCCGCAGAAGCAAAGGTTCCAACACCAGCTAAATCTTTAAACTCCGTAGCTCCAACAAATATCTCTTGGTCAAGAAACGGAGTATCCCCTTGCCAATACTGATCTGTGTTCGGCATCTGAACTCTCCTCTTTAGATAATGAAGTCTTCTTCCTCAATAAATGTGTCGGGATTCCTGAGTTTAGGAACAGGAACAAATTCCTCTTTCCCATCCCCAAGAACTTGAGCGATTCTTACATCGCGTTGGCCTAAAAGCTCTTCATCCACGCAATAAGCATTGCAAAGCAATAATCCTCTTTGCCATTTCATGTCATCTATATGCGTCTTACGATCACAGCGCGCACAATAATGCCATGGGCCAGATAATAAGCTTCGCTTTAGACCCAAATAGGACATAAAAACCTTGGAAAAATAGCGGAGAGAATAGGGAGCAGGTTACTACTCTCTCCGCGCTCCTTATAGGAGCACAATTTCTCACGGACCCTGCGTTCTCTTCAAAAACTCATCCCTTTGTTCAGAGGACATGTTTTGGAGAAGCTCAAGAATCTGTTTCTTTATGTGAGACTTTTTAAAAGTCTCTAATCTGTGTTCATGTCTTTCCTTTTCAGGAAGTTTTCGTGAAAGAGGACCAAGCTTAAGAGGCTCAAGATTCATGTTTTGATGCTTTTTACCTGTATTAGGAAAGACTCTGCTCTCCAACTCAACATAAATAGCATCGGCAGTCAAAGCGCTCTGATGGGGACAAATTCCCCAATGTCCTTTTGCAAAATTACAATTCATACAAAGCAATTGATACTTATCTTTCGGCCAGCCTTCTCTTCTAGCTTGCTGATAAATAAGCTCAATGTTTGTACTATTGTGCTCTTCTTTATTTTTTGCCCTTTGCTTTCCTCCATCATTATTTACATGATCGAGTGTTAGAAATTGAGGATTCCGCTCTCCACAACATTGACACTTTCTTCCAAAAGTATTGAGCATCTCAAGTTTAATCTGCGCTCTCCATTTTCTTCCATAACAAAGTTTACACACATGCTTTCGAATTGATCCATCAGGGTTAAGTTGAAACGCATTTATCGGTTTGTCTTCATTACAGACAGGACATATCTTACGTCTTTCGTCCATCGTATTGTACCCCCTGCATCGCATGGTACACATCCCGAAACCGCTTGTCAAGCGACCTAACCCCTTTAGAATCAAGTACTTAAGGGCCTTGACTGCCCCAGCACCCTTGCCAACGCGTCGCTCCAGCACTCATGCGTAGTCTAGTCTTCTGCTTAATAGCATCAGTGTCAAAGTCATCATCGAAGTCTGTCGAAGGACGTTCGCGATGATATACTCGTAGAGAATGATCACTCTTTGTAGCTACAAGATACCAATTACTTGGATTGTTAAGCCAAGGAATTTCTAAGTTCTTGTAATCTTCAGGCAAGAGTGAGTTGATTGTGTTGTCTGCTGTATACGGCTTGCCAGGAGATCCTAAAATCTCACGCACAAGGAAGCGAAGCTCTGGAGGAGTTATGAGATTCTCCCATCTTAAACGAATAGGAAATCCCATATTATCAACCATGCGCGCTGCATGATTTGTTGCAAGTTGAAGACCAGCTACGCTGAAATCTACATCAACCGCAGGACGATTAGGCCATGTTCCTGCGAGAGATACCACTCCAGCTGCTCCAGGCGCTAATGCTGTAGCAGATGGACCGCCTATAAGTGGATGTTGATTATAGAAAAGTGGATTTCCGTCAACTGTGGAAACAGATGAAGTAAATCCTTGATTGAACACATTCCACGCTACCATTTCCTGCGTAAAAGCAGCACTACGCGCCAATAATTGTGGCCCTTTCTTTCCTGTAAGACCATATTTATCATCATCGTAGAGTTCTCTAGATGTGCGAATTCCTAGAGAATATGTTAAATGGACAAATCTCTTTGATCCACCCTGCTTCATCTCTGTATAAGCAGTTGAAGCATCTTCAGGTTTCTCTTGAAGTGCAGAAATTCCTGCCATTTCCAGCTCTTGCTCATACTGACTGTCCGATTTCTCTTCATTGAAGACCTTCGGATAATCAGATGCCTTAAGCTGTGAGTCAAGACTGTCGAAATAAATCTTCTTCAATCCTGGCTGCATGAGTTGTGGAAACTTCGCCCTAACTTGAGGCATTTCTCATTATTCCTCTCTATCCCGAAGGGATCTTCTAGAAGCTTTGCACTACGTTCGCTGGAACAAATACAAAACGAACACGCGCATTTGCGATAAATCCATCTATTGGATTTATACCAACAATCTGAATACAACTACTACCTCCAGTTTTAAATTTATCCACATACCAATATCCATTTCCATCTTTTGATAAACCATAAAGCGTTCCAATATCTGCTTGCGTTGGAGTATAATCTCCAGCAGCTATTGAAGTTTTGGTTGTATCAAAAATCGCCTCAAATACATTATCCTGCCCCGGAGACAAGAACAAAGTTCTTCCATCCGAAACAGGCTGTCCAAGTGGAATGCTTACAGCAGAAGGTTGGTTTGAAATTGCCGGAGGTACTCCACCACCGTAATATCCTGTTGTTATTCCTCCCCATGGAGGAGTAGGAGAACCCGCTCCATCTGTACCCAATTGTAATCCAAACGACTCCGATATTCCCAGAATCGCATTTGTAAATGATAATCCATCCCATGCTTGAGAATATCCTCCATTTAACATAAGAGGAGTTCCAAACAAGAATGTTTGCGCAGCCTTCTCAGGTAGAGCATAAGTGAACGGAGTTGTGTTCGCCTTATTCTGCACCTGAATTATAGGGATGTGCGTAGCTAGATTCGGTCCATTCGCCATTTCCTTCCCTCCTTTTAGGTGTCAGTATGGTAAAACTTGTAAGCTCCGCTCGCAAATGCAGCGTCTAACGCTGGATCTCCAAGTATTACCTGTTCCATCAACTTACCCTTCGCGTTCTCTTGCGCCTGAGCAGGTTTCAATTGATTCTTACTCATATCAAAGAATCTTCTTATCCTAGCAAAACGAATTCTTTTATGCACTCTACAACAAATTACATCTTGATAGACGTAATTTCCCTCAGAATCAAACTTAAGAGGAGATATATATCCTTCAGGAAGATGCTCTTTACGAAGCAACTCAAACCCTTCAGCAAGCTTTGCGCCTAATTGGCGCTGATCTCTATTCACCCATATAGGAATGTATTCATCATCTTTAAGCTTTACATTCATATAATCCGGAATATCATGCTCAATTACAGGGATATAAATATCTGGGTTTAAGATATCTTTCTCCGAAAGAGCCTTGTAATCAGGCTCTTTCGGAGTTGTAACTTTCGCAATGGCTTGAGCTTTGCGTTCATTTAAGATCTTATTGATAACATCTTCAAGAGTTTCAGGAGTAACGCCAGCAGTAGCCAAAGAAGCGGCCATATCAGCAGGAGAAGGAGTGGCAGGCTTTGCCGGAGGCAGCCCGGCAGCTTCTCTTTTAATCTGTTCACTAGACATACCCTACTCCTTGATCGTAGCACATTTTAGCATAATCTTCCGGTGTCATTCCGGCAAACTTCGCAGCTTTACGAATATCGTCATTTATTTCTAACGCTTCATGCTCTTTTCCAGCTCCTGCTCCAGCATCTCCGCTTGTAGTTCCTCGCGCAGCACTAGCAGAAGCAAAGCGGTTTTTAAGTTTGCCTTCTCTAATTTCTTCAGAATGCTTTCCAAGGACGGTCCAATAACAGTTTTCGACAACAGAGGGATCGTTTCTCGCCTGGATGCTTTGAACAGAGAGGAGTTTATCGATTTCATTTTTAACATCCCCTGTGTAATATTGAAATTTCTCAGTATTCTCAAAAGTCTCTCTTCGTACATTATCCGCGCGAAGAGTGAGAATTGCCATTGTTTGATCCTGCGTGCCTTTCTTAATCGCTGCCGCTGGATCTGTGAGAATAAGATTCTGAAGTTCCTCATCAGTTTGAGCTTGAGAGTCAGCTTGAATCTTCCTGCGCGCTACTTCAGCGGCAGCTTCTCTCTCTCTTTTCTGCTCTTCAATATACGCTTGAATCCCACTCAAACCATTTAATTGCTCTCGCATCTTTGCTAAATCATCGCCAAAAGTAAGTGATTTATCAAGCTTCTTCTGCGTCTCCTCATCAAGCTTAATCTCAACCTGATCCTTCCCATCCTTCTGCTCATCTTTCTTCATCCAACTTAATAAAGCCATGTTCTTTATCCTTTCTGCGCTTCAGCAAACGCTACAGCTTGCTTCTTTTGCGCTTCAAACACTTGTTCCATCGCAGCTACAGCTACTGGAAGATTCTCTAACATCGCGAGCATATTTCTTTGCGAGATCGCCACTGCCATATCAACTCTCACCTGCTCAGCATTCTTTGGCTCTTTTCCGTTAAAATTCTGTTGATACGCCCAGATCTCACTTTCTTTCTGCTGTCTCAAACTACATAGGAAGTCCTTGAGCACTTGGAACTCCTCCAGGCTGTACAGCTCCTTGAGGGACGCCTTGTGTGGGATTAGGTCTTCCATCCGGTTGATTTGCATTTCCTGCTCCTAAAGCACCTTGCGCTTGCGCTGACATTGCGAGAATGTCTTTAATCTGTGGAAGAAGTGAATCTACATTATCCTTATTAAAAGAACGCAGTAGATCCATCATTAATAGCCTATTAGCTATAAGCGCTTGAGAATAATAAAGCTTGAGAGGTGGAGGTATTTGAGGATTCATAATAGCTTCTATAATCTGCGCCTGCGCTTGAACCCACGCACCGAGTTTATCGCCAAGAAGAATATCATTCTGTTTTTCCATCTCTCTATTATACATAGCATTCGCTGGACGTAAGCGTAAGCCCAGCGTTCCATTTTTGAAATTATCTAAAGCCTTCCTAAGCGAATCTGCGTTTGAGCCATAATTCTTCAAGCGTGAGCCTATTCCCCAATGAGAGTACATCTTTAAGAATTTAATTCCCAATCTTGTATGAAACGTTCTCATATCTGCAGTTCGTAGATTATTACGATTATTCTGCTGCATCATCACCATTGAAGTTCCTGCTGCGCTATAAATTCCTCTCTTAGGATTTACAATCCCACCTCCCGTCCCTCCAATCGCAGGATCAACTCCTGCTCGCTCCTTGGCAAGAGCTGATATAAATTGATCAGGGCCGTCGTTATAACCAACGTCTGCTCCGGGTTTAAGTAACTCAATCTCCCCTTCTTTTGCAGGAACCGCAACACCTGGATAAAATTCGAGAATACTTGAGAGTTTGCTCTCCGGTGAAACACGCCACACCCCCATCATTGCGTAGTTACGATTATTTGTTCGCCAATTAGAATTATTAGATAACTCTTTTTGATACGAATGTAGCATCTCTGCGTATCCCATACCAAGATACGTCTCATCATCATACGCCATTTTAACATCTTCAATTGGTACAATATTATCTGGATAATTATTATATGTAATATATAGAATCTTTTCTTCATGCTTCCAATACTTCGCGCAGAGAGAGTAAGTTTTCTGATCCTTTGTGTATTTGAAAAATAAATTATAAATATACCATCTTGCCGAGCCTGTATCTATACCACTCCCAAATGAAAATTGCTCATTAATCTCCCTTTCCATCTCACTCTCTTGCACCGCATCTGGACTATTAAGCATCTGCTCTATATCCGCATCCTTATAGTACGGACTCTTCGAGGGCAAATTCTTTATATCCCAATAATCAAGAGGCTCTATAAAACCATAGAATTTCATATTCGCTAACGCTGGAACAGATGGATCAAAGATAAATCTATTGAGGGGAAGAAGCTCAGGATGTGGGCCATCCCTCCGAGTCACCTCTCTCGGCTCTCCCTGCGGGAGTGAAGCTCCTTCCCCTCCTCCTATATAAACGTACTCTATTTCTTGTTCATACTCATATGGAGTATAAACAAGCCCCGTTCCATACTTAATAGCAGAATGATCGGCAGCTTGCTCTACTCTATATAAGTCCAGCTCTTCTGGACTATATGCCATATCCATTAAGAATTTTTCTAAAACTTGCTTTTGATCGTTCCCATTTTTCTCCGGGATGTCGCCTCCTATTGTTGCGAACCAAAGAGGATCATAAAGCCAAATTGCGCCTATTATTCGCGAGAGTAGTTCATCGCTAAAAGTCCCTATGAGCTGAATGACTAAATTCGCAGCTCCGGGCCAAGGCCAATCTACTTCTTTATTCTTCGGTCTCCCTTTATATAATCTCACATACTCTGGAAGCTTCTCCGTCCTAAACGCAGTAAGCCTCATATCAAGATGCTTTACTTTATCCTTGATAAACTTCTCTAAATCTTCGTATTCATCTTTTCCCCATTCGCTCTTGCGCAGCAATATGGGAGGTTGATAGGGCATTTATTTCTAACTCCTTCTTCTTCTTTGCATTAAATCTAACGCAGCTGCGCTGCTCTTATTTCCCCTTATAAGGAGGCGTTCTTGGTCCTCCTAAATCTCTTGCTGCTCTCGCTTCTTTTTCAAACCCTTTCAAGCTTCCGCTTGGAGATATAGCTTCTCTTATATCACTCGCTACTGCTTTTATATCCGCAATAGGTTGTTGAACAAGCTCTCTATAACCCTCTCTTAAGCTAAATCCCTTAGTCTTTCCTGTAGAAGATCTGCGATCTTCAATATCTTTAGACACTGGATAATTCGCAGGAATATTAAAATGCGTCTTACTAGAACTAGAACTAGGATCAACCTTGACCTTCGTCATAGAATCTCCTACGCACTTAGCATTCTCACTCTCTTGAGATAAAGCGCCTTCTGCTTATCCAAGAACTCCTCAACTTCATCCTCATCTGCTGTATCAAAGTTCGCAACTTGAGGAATATAAGAGAGTACATCTAAAAGATCTATCAAGTACCTTTTTTGCCCCCACGCTTCGGCTTCTTCCCTCAGCTCTGCGCTATTATTAGCGTCTAAGAAAACCTCATGCCTCTCAATAATCGGAATAAAATTATCAATTCTCTCCTCTTTCGCGTTTATATTCTGAGAACTCTTTAATTCTAAAAATTGAATCGAAGCCAGATCAGGATGCTCCTTGCGATTTCGGGCCACAAAATACCTTAAATGATAAAGCAAGAACTTCTGCGCTGCGACTGCTTCAACATAAACCTTAGTAAGTTTCCATTTTAAGGCTAGAAAAAAGATCTTCTTTATAAAGCTCTCAATAGAACACGCCTCTGCCCATTGATCGAGGACATAAATTCTTCTTGGATCTCTGAGTATCCCAGCCACCACAAGAGCATGTCTGCATCGTCCCCCTTTACCGGGTTCCCCGGTGGAATGTTGTCCTCCGTGATTCGGGTCAACAACCATAAATCTTTCAAGATTTCTTGGATATACATCTTTCTCAACATCTCCTTCAGCAATATGATGCCTAATCGCAATTCTATATTGCGAAGCAGGTTTTATAATCTCTCCATCTTCCCACTTTGTATGCTTGGGAGTTGTAAATACCCCGTATGTTTTTTCAAAATGAAAGAATCTGAAATCTCCCATGTTGATCCTAGCCTTGGTCGGATCAATAGGAAAGTTGAGGAATTGACAACTGAAGTGATATGTGCCCAAACGTTTTTTCCAGCGCAAGAGCTTTTCTTTTGTGAATCCCTCTGGATATATCGGCTCGCCAAAAGGATGTAATGCACAACACCCTCCAAGTGCTGAATGCGTAGTCCATGTAAAATAGGACTCTTCTTTTCGTATATGTGAATTGAGATCGTCTGTACTCCACCTATTACCCACAACGAGTTCATCAAAATCCCTCCCTGGGTCATCTGAGTCAGAATCAGTTGCTCCAACAAGAATTTGATGATAATCTATCGTATCCGCCATTACAACTGCACTTTTGCGAGCTTCTCTTCCAACGAGATCGTCCTGGACACACTTATTGTAATGTCTTGACTGCAAAGCCGCACCCACTCCGATAAAATCGAAAGTACCCTCTCCGTGTCCCCTTCCGCTGCTAGTACGTCGTTGATGTAAAGAGTCAGCCGTCCATGTTTCTCTTTCTGTGGGTAAAATATCAAAGAATAATTCTCTAAAGAGGTCGTTACTCTCATAATGATTTGCGATTCTACCGCCGAGTTTTGTGGCATTTTTTATCGTCTCCGATACCAAAAGAATTCTCACATCCTGATTATGCGCTCTTCGCATCCATTGGATATATAAATCATCATACCCAAGATTCACGAAGTAATCTTCTTCTCTATGCTCAAAAGGCAGCGCCCACCATATAGGAGCGCATTCGCTATATACAGTGCTCTTTAAATGATCACGGGGGATTTCTATCCCCTCTTTTAATCCGTCTTTCATTACCAATAAACACATCTGATAATGAAGATTTCTTCTCTTGTCTGGATTTCGCGAGAATTTTGTTCTTCTTAACACAACGGTGGAGAAATAATATAGATCCATCAATGAATTGAGTCGGAAAGCTAATCTCTTCGCATTCCCCTTTAACGCTAGCGTATCTATTAATCTGTAATTCAGAATCGTAGAACGAGGTACAAGACTCTCCCCTAGTAATCCTATCTCCAACCCACGTTGTGCAGATAGTGAATCTCGTATCTCGCACTCTATTTGATTCACTCACACACTCTTAATCTCCTGCTCTTTATTAACAAGTTTACTTACAGCATTTTCATATTCTTCCCAATCTACATTAAGAATCTGAGCTATAAAACGCTCAGCTTCAGCTGCTAGCATGTGTTGAGAATGATACGGTGCTTCGATATTAGAGCCTGGATCATTTTCATCTTCGTGCGCAAGATCGAATGCATCTATATCTTCAAACTTAATCCCCGCTTGATGACAAAGGAATGCTTCGCATAATTCATGAATCAAAACGCAAAATTCTAAGCGCTCCGCAGCGGCTACATCCTCACCATCAAAAGCAAAACTTCGCTGATTCACCGCAGGACTAAAATCAGAAATCTTTAACATCATTTCATTCATATGTTTATAATAAAAATCTCCCACAGTATTATATCTCTGCGAATAATGCGGAATTGTTTCAATCTTATAATTCATAAAGCTTCGCCCTCTTTTTCCAACTCTACAAGCGCTTCTTGCTGTTCATCTTCAGAGAGAGCTTCACTTCCTGAAGTAAACGCAGTATGTGCTTCTAATGTAGCTTTTATGCTTGTATCTAATGCAGCTGGCGCTGCACTCTTTATAACACTCATTACTTCGCTTGAATCCTTGTCTGTTTTCTCAAAGTCAAAAAAACTAACTGGCTTAATCTCGGTTCGCGATACCTTTGCGAAGATATCGCTTCTGTCGAGGACATCTTTAGCAACATCGACTTGAAGCTTACGCTCTGCGTGATTTTGAGGCTGTGTAAGAAGCGTGTTTGCGAGGGTTTGTAACGCTGGAGGTAATAGCTGAATAAGAAGTTCTTTCCTTTGTTCTCTAATCTCCTCCATCTTGGCGTCCTGATCCAGAATGATTCCATGCGTAATCCTCATTCTCACGATCAAATATTCGGGCATCTTCTTGAGATATCTCAAGCGTGGAACACTTATGTTTAACATAGGCGCAATCGCTGCTTCTGGCAGCCCCGCGTTCTCCATTCTCGCGATAAGCTCGAATCTTCGCTGTGCTTGAAAAGAAGTATTACTATTCTTACGCCCTCTCCTTCTCGGCACTGGAGCTGGACTCAATCCTGGGGTGCTTGAGAATGCATTCTGCCTCACTGAACCCCCGTAATGTAGTGTTCCCATAAAGCTCCTTTAACTTCGTTACATACTCCTTTATAGCTCTTATTAGAGGAGATCTCGAATCTATATACACTACTGCCATGTCTTGCATTATATGCGAAGCGCGCAGCCGTTGTCAATAGGGATTTGCGCATTTTCCCCTTCAAAAATGCCTCACGGTTCGCGGGTAATACCCTCAGCGCTTGCGCGCGAAGCACTAGAAGCGCGAAGCTTATAATAAAACTCATCTTATAACACTTCAGTGCGTGGACGCTTCGGTTTTAAAATTTCAGAAAAAATTTGTAGAGAAGCCCCCCCGCGTTCGCGCAGAGAACGCGTTTTTTGAGGCGGGTGGCTTAGCCACTATACAAGGATATCTCAAGCACGGCGCGCGCGTGTTACGCAAGGTCTAAATAGTAACGTGTTACCAAAGAGTAGGTGACTAAAGAGTATAAGTAACAGAGCAACCTACGAAGAGCTTCGTAGCATCTTACCATCGTACCTATAGGTACAGCGAAAGGTTACAAATGCCTATCTACCGTCAAGATTCCGCCGGGACTGAAACATGGACTCCAGACAATTCCAAGATTGGACGCGCAACGGCAGGAACGAAGAACGTGCCTGTATATACGTTGCCAGCGCACAACAGAAAGTGGACCGACGCGGAACTGAAACAGTACCTTATCCTTAAGGCACGACACGGTGTATTGACTCCGGTCCTTAGTCTTATGACTCAGCGTATACCTGAGCGTAGCCTTACAGCAGTAACGTTCACGGTTGAACCCAAACACAAGGTTACGGTTGGAACGGAACGTCAGGTGACAATCGACGAATTGCGCCGAACACAAAAACAGAGCAACTGGGAAGTAATTGAGAATTGAGGCAACCTTGCACGGTTGCCTTGCATCTAACATTTTGTAACTCGGGAATCCGTGTATCCTGCCTCTGAGTGGAGGATGGAACAATGAGCAATAGCAATAACTCTACTCTCAGTGTCATTGATGAAGTTGAACGCAATGACGACGGCAGTCTCAACCTATACAGAAACCTCACATCTGAGGAAGCTGTACAAGGTCTGAGAATTCTTAACAACGTATATCACCATATCACTGTCTTGTGGGTGAAGAATATACTCACAACCAATGATATGAGCTATGCGCGTTACAAGCTGTATCTTGCAACACGCATCCTCATAGATATACTGTAAAACAAGTGGGGCATCCCCCACTCAGAGATAGGATACATGGATTTGGATTGTATAAGAGGGATACTCCATCCTGATACTAGACCGTAGCTACGCTTTGCAGCGTATGCACGCAGATTCAGACCTATAGGGAGAACTATGTCCCTCTTATACAGTCCAAGACTAACTAGGAGAATGTAAAATGCCAAACGAAACGAAAACAGAGTCCACACGCGCGTTGACTCTTGACCTTGCGCAATTTCTCACTGAAGCGCAAGAAAACGCACTTCGCTCTAAGATTCTCCCAAACGACAGGGAGAAGCTAGAGAAAGAATTCGAGAGCATCAAGGATGCGCTGTTAGCATCTATCGTCTCTCGTTTGCAGAAGGATGCAAACGACCGGATTTTCTCACAGAACAAACAAGGGTATTTGAATACCCTTCTGAACTGGTATCGCTCTACCATCTCAGAGGCGGAGGTGATTCAAAAACAAGCGTTCACGCGAATTGAGGAAATTCGCAACGTTGTAACTCCGGCTCAACGGAAAGCTTTGATGGAGTCCTTGAAGGATGCTCTACTCAGGGGTAAGCTGAAACTGGACGATGACACCGAGACTGCGTTCATTACAACCTGCGTCACAATGAGAGTTGATCCAAAGGATGTGAGATAAAAGAGTGGGAGCGTGAAAGCGCTCCCTTCTTTTATATAAGAGCATATATCTTATGCTCTTATATAAAAGAAGAATCTCTCTCTCTCTCTCTCTCTCTCTTTTGCGAAGCCATCTCTCTCTCTCTTCGAAATAAATGAGATTGAGTACCTACCGGGATGGTGTTAAACAGCATGTTAAACCCTTTGGAATCAATAAAGGGGGGTTGGGTGGTTGGTGGGTTATCATTTCACTGCACCCCCCTGTGGCGCGCGGGCGAGCGACGCGCGCGCGAAAATCACTTTTCGCAATTTTTCTTATATTAAAAAAAAAAAAAAAAAAAAAAAAAAAAAAAAAAAAAAAAAAAAAAAAAAAAAATAATGAAAAATAAAAAAAAGAGCAATTGAAAAAAAAGAGCAGGCTGAAGTGCAGCGCAACTCTCTCATGCGCAGCGCATCGCGCATATAAATGTTGAATAGTAACGTACCAGAGTACCCGGTATAGGGCTATGCGCTTGATAATACGCGACTTACGCGACACATTTTGCACTTGACAACCCACCCGAAGGGGTATAGCATATATAGATTGGAGGAATCTATGCTCACTTTGGATATTGTAAAGAGAGCGAATGATGCTGATAAAGCGCATTCTGAAGCGGCGAGAGATTTGTGGAATACAAGGCAGAGCCTTAATCATAGCAATATCTCTGAGCTTGAGAAGACAATAATTCTCACAATTAAAAAGCAAGCATTAAGCGCAGCTACGAAAGAGCGCGAGTTAGCTCACGCTGCGTATGATCGTGCGAAAGCGATTGGGATAAGTTCAGAGGTTTCCTTAATAATTGGAACATCTATAAATGTGGATAATATAGATCATAAACAAATGGCGGCTAGGATTGAACTTCTATCAGGAAATTCTGAAATGTCAAGAATAGCGCGTTCATTAATTGATGGGACATTTAATCCAAATCCAAAACCATATTGGGATAAATCAAATGATCCTAATTATGAATATGATGCTGAATCAGATAGGTACATTTTGAAAAAGAAAGAGGAATAAAAAGCATGAAAGAATCAGGAGAATCAGCATTTGCTCAGAAACAGGAATCGCTAATGGAAGTTACATTAGCGTTGATCTTTGGCGATGTTCCAACGAATACGGTGACGTATAAGCAACTTCAACTCTTATACGTCACCGCGCAACAGAATCTAATGCGCGAGATTGATAGCGCGTTTACTGAAGCAGATAGGATCTCTAAGAAAGAGGGGAAAGAATGACCTATATTCCTCCCTCTGCAAAGTGTAATGCTTGTGGATGTATCAAAGGTGAGACAAACAATTGGTATATGTGCGAGCTTCGTGAAAGCTCTATAAAGATATACCAATTCGATATGAACGAAGTTGCTCTAGGCATTCCTTGCCTATGCGGTAGGGAATGCTTACAGCGTTTTATAGAGAAGAACATCTCGGTAGTATATCCTCCTGTTGAAGAAGGAGATGCTTTTGAGAATCTCAACGATGATGTAACAATCTATCACGCTACACATCCTAGAGGATGGGAGAACATAGGAGGATGAAAAATTTGAGAATAGTAGTTATCACATCTTTACTCTTCGCGGGGCTCACGCTCTTTGGATATTTCGTGGGATTGGAGTTATCGCGATGATTACAACAATTGGAGGGAATGCTGAATTCCCTCTTTTCTTGCAAGCTATGAACGTGCGAAGAATGGATTTCGTGCGTTTAGACTCTGGCGAAGCTATTCTCTCTATAGAAGATGAGGATGGAATCAAATTCTACAAGATCCGTGTGATAGGATCAACAACAGATGATTCTGCTGGAGTAGATATCCAAGCGATTGATATGGAGCCTAAATGAATAAAGCTCTCGGAATAGCAATTCTCATGGGAATAATCATTCTCGTGATAATCAATCTTCCAGCGATAATTCACTTCGCTATAGGATTGATTGTTCTTTACTTTGGCCTAGCGATACTCGGAATTGTAGTATCTGGAGTATTTTGCTTAATTGGATTTTTATTCTCGAAATAAGGAGAGAATAAGTGACAAGAGAAGAATTTCTCAATCTTAAGCCCGGTGATAAGATCATTGGGAGATCTCATGGAGAGGGTAAAGTACACTCTACCTCCTATAAAGGAACATCCAATGGATGTATCGTTCGATGGAATAAGAATGGCGTTGCTACATTTCCATTGAATATGTTATCTACGATGTGGAAGAATTGGAATCAATCGCCGATGGCATCATGGATTAAGCTTACAGAATAGCGTAAGCTGGAGAAAGCGAACCTGCTTTCTCTATATCTATGCATCATAGATACGAAGCATGGATATAGAGAGCACAGGCTCTAAAGAGAAAGGAAAATCTCAATGAAAATTGCAATTTGTACGGGATATGGATCATTCCAACTCTCACCACAGGGAATGTTTAGGTTTTTTGAGCTTCAAAACAAACCTCTTTATGCGTTTAAGAAGAGAAGTTCCTCAGAGTTTGAGAATGAGCATGAATACTATAAAGCGCTACCTATTCTTCTTACAAAAGAAGAGGCGTGTAAATTCAACAGATCATATGATCTTGAATTCGCCAATGTTCCAGAATGGTTTCCAAATCCAAACGTTCCATCCTCTAATGAGGAAAGTGTTTGGTTTAATGAACATTACATCTCATCGTATGATATTGGATCAATAAGAGAAGATAGAACAGATCCTCTATTGATTCAAGTAATAAAGGAGCTTGGATCATTTGCTGGTGATGATCTTAAGATTGTGGAAGTACCAGATGATGTAAAATGGCATATCGAATGTAGCGATGACGGCGGGGAGTGGATCGCAGAGAATCACAGAACTTGGTTCTAAGCTCTGCAATACTCACATCTCATGCGATGAATGGGTATTGCAGATCTTATGATCTAAAAGGAGAAATAAAAAAACATGGCAAACATTTACGTTGTATTCAGGCGCGATCTTTCACGCTACGCGAACAAAGACGGTAAAACCTCTCGCTGGGCTTTTGAAGAAATCTTCGATCAGCGCGATGTTGCTGAGATGTTCGTCACAGTACAGAAAGAGAGGTATTCTGCTTATCGTCCAAGCGATACGCTTTACTTCGTAGCAGAGATCAATCTTCCTGAAGTAACGCAGGAGCAGATCGAAGCTATACAAAACGCATAGCGCGATTTTAGCACTTGACATTCACAAAAAAACCCTGTATCATGGTAAATAGGAGGGGTGGCGAAAGAATGGCTGCTACTGTCACGCAAATACCTACAACTCAATTTCCTGTGGATAAAGAAATTGAGTTAAAGATTCGAATCCGTATAGCAAGCTCAGAAGATTATGACTATTTTTTCTCAAACAACAATGAGCTTCAAGTTGGGTTCTTAGCAGATCTTTATGATATGCTTGATATGATTAATAAGCATATCGTGACCATTAACAATCTTACATACGGAGAGATTCACAAGATTCTCTCCGAGTAAGAAAAGAAAGGAGGGTATCGTATAGAAGATACTCTTTAAATCACAGGGGTAGTTCTGGAAGAACCATTGTAAGGCAGAATGCATTAAGTGCATTCTGTAGGAGAGAGATTAGAACGCAAAGGTCTTGCTCTATAGAGAAACTGAGAGCTTTATAGAGATTCTCCCTTTAGCAGTTCCTCTCTCCTACAGAGTGCATAAAGAACATGCACTTAATTTCTTAGGTTACTACCTGAGAATACAAGGAGCAATAACAATGTCAACAACAGCAACTGTTCCAAATGGACAGGACAATTCAGGTTCCCTCTCGCAGGAGAAGGTAATCTATCGCGGTTACGTCACCCTTAAAGAGGATGGCGGAATCAAGGACTTCAACGCAAAGCAAGAATCTGTGAAGAATCTTTCATGGACCAAGCTTGAGAAAGATGGTTACCAGCAATGGAATCAGAACGAGTTCATTAAATACACAGTGAACTCTGACGAAGGATTCAATCTGCTTGTTCCTGATGAAACACAGAGGCTCTATATCATTCAAGCGGGATTGAACTATCTGCAAAATTCCAAAGCGAATGCCTTCATGGCAGCGCGGCAAGAGACAGCAGGGAATGAAAATTCTCCCACATACAACGATCAAGTCATCGATTTGAGAGAGGCTATTAATGAGCCTCCTTCGAAGAGAGCTTTGACAGATCAGCAGAAGCTTGAGCGCTTGGTAAAGCAAATGGGTCTTTCTGGAGATCAGATGGCTCTTATGTTTGCAGAGCTTCAGAAGCGCTTTGCTGCGCCGGCACAGCTTACTGAGGAATCCGAAGAGATTTCACAGTAAGATCGCAAGTTCCTCCGTGTTGGGAGCTTATACAATCAACACTCTCGTATAAGCTCCCATTTCTTTCACAAAGAGCGTAAGCTCCTTCAAATGCTCCCGACGGGAGGGGAAGGAATAAACACACAATGTATGTATTCTTCGAGCATCATAAAGATGCTAATGGCACTGTTTTAGCTACTGATGTAGTGTGCTCTAGCTATGAGAGTGGAAATGGAATTGATTGGAAAAAAGATAAGCTTCACATGGAGTTAATGACAAGGCTCTTTAAAACTCCTCCAATTGCAGTACGTACTTATAATGAAACATCGCATGTATGGTCTTATCTCGGAGATGCTGGGATGCATCTTCTGGAGACTATACAAGAGTTCTTTAAAAAGCTAAATGTACTCATTAACTTCTATGAGATTGATTCTCTAGAAGAGAATCTTGGAAGATTCAATATTCGCAAAGCGAAGAAAATTGATCCATCGCAATTCTTTTACAACAGAGCAATACCAACATCTGTGGAAATAACGAAGAGCGATGCAGAAGCTTTTTTGAGAAAGCTTGGGGTTGTTGATAAGAAGAGTTATCGCATGAAAGCTCTCGCCTTGCATCCTGATAGGAATGGCGGAGATGGGGCTAAGATGAGCGAACTCAATATGTACTGGCAGGTGTACAACGCATGAGTACTAAAGAGAGAACTCTCGCCATCGCGAAAGCTGTAGGCGTATCTTTTTTGATGCGTCGAATTGATATTGTGCTCGGGACATTAGAGCGCTTTGAACAAAGAAGTACGTTTTTAATCCACGATGTAGAATTGGAGAATGATGACGATCAAAAGAAGGAAAGATCTCACAACAATTGAGGAACTTAAGCAAGACATTGAGTTTCTTGAAAAGCATCAGCCAGAGAATCTCGCAATTCAATTCTTGAAAGCTTTGCTTGAAAGAAAGCTAAGAGAGGAAAGTGTAACAAAATGACATTCATTGTGAAGAAAGATCCAAATTTGGATAAGAAAGCAGCCTTAGCAGCAGCAAAAGCTAAGGCTGCTGCGCCTGCGCCTGCGGCTATTACGAAGTATGTAAAGCCAGAGGAAACGAAGGATAGAACACGAATCGTCTTTGACGATAGTGGTTCTATGACTTCTCAAATTGAGAATGCAAAAACCGGAGTCACAGAGTATATGAGGAATTGCATTCCAAATCAAACTGCTGTTTCGGTTCATTTTCTTTGCACAAATTCTGAAGATAGTGCGAACCTTGAGCAATTAAGCACTGATCTTCCTGCGCAGAGTACAGCTTTAACTACAATTCAGCTTAATCTTGGAGGTACTCCATTATTTAAGCGCATGAATGAGGTAGTGAACATGCCTCTAACAACGCGCATGGTTGTATTCACGGATGGATCTCCTACGGATCAGATTATTACTGTGAAAGATTGGAACGACGGAAGAAGTACGCTTGATCGATATAAAGAGAACGCTGATGTAATTATCACGCAGGCAGTAGAGCGCAAGATTCCAATCGATACTGTGTTCTTTGGTTCAGAACGCATGGAGAATGAGATTGCTCTTCTCAAATACTTCAGCGAACGCACAGGAGGAATCTTTTTGCATTTTGATCCTGTAAAGGTTAACTTTGCCAAAGCGTTCAAGTATCTTGCGCCTGTATATCGCAAGATGCTTCAATCTCCATCTTTCAAAGCAGAATTGGAAGCGGGGAAGCATAATTAAATGAACGAAACAATCCAAGAACTTACAGAGAGAGTAATCGCAACAAAGTTTCCTCAACTACTCTCTAAATGGGAAAAACAGAACTCACATAAATATGAGTTCTTCTTTCCCACGGATATGGAGAACGAGCCTATGATAAGGCTCGTTCTCTATCTAAGAAACACAAACACAAAGTATACGCTTGATTTTCCTCTGAAGATTGAGGATGTAAAGCTTGCGTCAATTACCAAAATCGCTGATCCTTTGAGGTAGAAAATGCCACTGAATCTTCTTAGCAAATCAGAGGGACTACCACCTGAAGTGCAGCAACAAATAGGAAAGCTCTCACATAAGATGCTTATTCTAGGATTCGCTGCATTTTTCGAAAAACTAGAGGAAGGTCCATATTTACGGACCTTTTTCTTCCAACCATCAGAGGGATCTCTCTTCTCGAAGATTTTAAATAAAGAAGAGGAACTCGCTGGTACATTGCATGTAGAAAGTGTGAGGATTGAAAGAAATGCTGGACTCATTGCAATTGAAGTACCGAGAGAAGACAGGAAGGTTATCAGATTTGATTCATGCTTGCATGGATTACTTACATCTCCTCAAACTGTTGATATGCAGCTTCCCTTACTTATGGGACAGAATACTAGAGGAGATTATTTGTACGCTGATCTTGCTGATCAACCTCATTTGCTCATTTCAGGTTCAACTGGGTCAGGAAAATCTGTATTCACCTCTCAGCTTATAGCAAGCTTGGCGCTTTTTAGATCGCCGAAGGAACTATCCTTTACGCTTGTGGATACAAAGAAGCTTGATTTAGTTTTCTTTGAAGATTTAGATCATGTTTCTTCTGTAGTTAGAGAGGTTGAAGATTTGCGCACTGCGCTTACAGATGCGTTACAAGAAGTACGAAGACGTACTGAATTAATGAGTGGATACGCTCGGAATATTAAAGAGTGGAACACTCTTGGAATGGGACAAAAGCTTAAGTACAAAGTATTCATCATTGACGAATTTGCAGATGTAATGCAGCAAGATGAGATACTTTGGGCAGGGATTCCTAAAAAGGATCGTCCAACGTCTATAGAGATGTTAGTGAAACAAATTGCTGCAATATCTCGCGCGGCTGGAGTACATCTCATTGTTGCTACACAACGCCCTAGCGTGAAAGTGATCTCAGGGGATTTGAAAGCTAATTTCCCTGCGAGAATTTGCTTTAAACTTCCCACAATGGCTGATTCAAGAGTAGTTCTTGATGAAAATGGAGCTGAGTGTCTTCTAGGAAAGGGGGATTATCTTTACAAAATCTCAGGATCAGACATGCTGAAGAGAGCGCATTCTGCGTATGTTACCACGCAGGATATTGCTGTGGTTACAGCACAGTATGATGAGATAAGGAGACAATATGTCTCAACGTAGTGACGTTGAATGCACAGGATGTGGCGCTCTTATAGGAGTAGAACATTCCTATAATTGTGGATACTACGGACAAGATCCTCCAGAAACAATCTTTGAGGATGAAGATTCTGTAGTATTTGATGAAGAAAACAATCCATTCTGTACACAAGAGTGTATGGATGGATATTACGGACTTCGTGAGGAGTCAAGAGAGGATGAGGACGATGCCCAAGGGAATTTATTTGAGGAAATCGAAGAACGTATCGAACACGACAATGAAGAAAAACTCAAAAGTTACAAACAAAGCTACAGAAAGCGTAATTGATCCTCTTGCAGATTTACTTGAGAGAAAACTTGAAGAGATCAACAACCTCAACGCAAGGCTTTCAAAAGAAGAGCTGAAAGCCGATATCTACAGAGAACTTTTGTTTGAAGTAATTGATTCATTTAGGTGATTTCCCGCTCGGGGGTTGTGGAAAACCCGCAACCCCTTGATTCTAAAGCGCATAATGCCCTTGACAGGCGCATCGCGGGCATATTATCCTTCCCAAATCGGGGGTAATAAGCAATGGCAGCACGCAACAATAAAACATCAATAACATCAGTAAGAATCGAGAATGACCAATTGATCATTCTTAAGACTTTGCCAAAAATGGTATCTGCCTCGATTCTCGTTCGCGCTCTTTTAAGAGAGTATTTTGCGGGAAATCTTCCACAAATGCATAAGAAGGTAATTGAAGAGGTGGTTAGAACACAAGCGAACATGCATGATGCTCAGTTTTAAAAATGCAAAGGAGAGACAATGAGTGATGAGAATGAATTGCCCTCAAAAACATGCGAAACATGCATCAATGATAATCTCTTGAAAGAAGTTGGAATACGAAAGTGTGTACGATGTGGAGAATTATATTGTATACATTCTGCATCTATTATAGATGGGAATGAATATTGCGCGGATTGTTTGAGCGACCTGAATCTTCTAAAGAACGAAGAAGTATACGCTAGAAAAGATTATGATCTTGTTACAGATAAAGAAAAAATCATAAGGAGACGGGCCACGACGTATAAGATTAGTGGCATGGATTATCTCTTTATGCAACGTAGAAACAGCGCGATGAGTGATGCTGAGCTTGAGCTTAAGATTGAATTGTTTAAAGAACAAACTTCTCTCATGATTCTCGAAAGAGAAGAGCGCAAGATAAAGAAATTCCAAGCGCAAAACGTGAAGATTGGCACTGTCTCAAGCACTGTGGTAACTAAAACAGACACCGCAGTAGTGTCACACACTACGATGGAGAAGAAGAAGAATCAAATGAACGCGATTCTTTCAAACATGAAACCAACCGATGCTCTTAACATGCTTGACATGTTAGCGAAGCTAATGGGAAAGGGAAAGTAAATGCAAGCTACGCTTGGAAATATGCTTTCAGATTATCAAACAGAGAGCTTACTTATTCTCTTGGATAAGTATGAGTTGCCTTGGCTAAAGATGGATGTTGAAACAAGAAAGTTTCTTCTTGTTGTAGACAATCATTTGCTAAGTACGCACAGAACGTGTGCCGATGCTTTTATTCAAATGCATGTTTTAGGATATCACCCAAAACCCGGATATGGAGTTCCGAATTTGAGAAGATGGTATCTTGATTTCGGTATTGCATTTCATAAAATGATGGAGATTTATTATAAAGAATTTAAGAATCCAGAATTTGATATGCTCGATTGGGCAACTTATAAATCAAAGCCAGTGTGGGATAAATTAGATATGGATAATTTATATAAAGAGCATCCTGAGTATCATACTATAGGAGGATATAAAGGATTTGTAGGAATTCTTCTTCAGTATGCTACGAGATTTAAAGCAGAAAATGAAAAACTTCGTATTCTCGGTACTGAGATTTCTTTTGGAAAAGGGAAGGAAATTGTTCTCTATGAGGATAACTCTCTCATTATCTGTCTCGCAGGAAGAATGGATGTTATTGTCGATGACGGATTCTTTATCATGCCAATGGATCATAAAACAACTGGAACATTTAGGAATGATCCCTTGGACAGATATCTTATCGACGAAGGACCAACAGGATACATATACGCTCTCAGAAGAATTCTCCCGAAGTACATTCCTAAAGAATATATCACAAAACGAGATTGTAATCGAATTCTCATTAATATGATTGCGAAAAATCCTCCGGCGAAAGATACGATGGATAGATTCAGGAGATTATGTATATGGAAAACTAGTGAACAACTCTCTCTATATGAGAAAAGAATGATAACATCGTGCGAAAATCTGCTTCAAGATTTAACTCGCTTTGCAAATGGAACTCCAATTGCGAGAGACACGAGTCATTGTACGAATTGGTATCATGGTAAGTGTGTTTACTTCGATGTCCACCGTCAAAGCGACGTAGTGGGAGAGCAGGCTACGCTAAATAACGGATTCGTGAGACTTCCTTTGTGGAATACAGAGAATATCTCACTGAATGGAGTTTAAGATGTCACTTGTTGAAAAGAAGCCTGAAGAACAGCTAGCGGCACAGCCTCCAGAGCAAAAGATTAAGAGAGAGTTCAGACCTCTCTTAACAGGAGATAGAATTGACAGATGTTCTTTTACTTTGCCAAGTCGTCTCCAATGCTGGAAGGCAGGAGAGGAAGAGGTTAAAGAGACTCTTTCTGATAAGACAACAAGAACTTATCAGCTATGTGAGAGACATGTGAGGATTCAAAAAGCTCTCGACGCTGGATCGCTTAAGGATGAGGATATTAATACTCCTCTAAAGGAGATGGTTATTGATCCTCCGCAAGTTGCGCCTGATTTTGAAGCTGCGCCGAAAGATCAAACTCAAAAAGAACAAGAAGCGCCAAAGGAGGCGGAGCAGCCGAAACCTGTACAAGCTTCCAAAACCTCTAAAGAAGTTGAGCAAAAAGAAAAAACCGAAGGCAGTTTCTTCCATCACCATACGGGCGCGGAAGAAAAAAAATAAGAGGAAATAGGAGTTCTTTATGGCTCGAACTTACGTTCAACTCGATGCAACCTCAATATTCAGGCGGTGTCAGTATCCTGAGACTAATGGTCTTTTGTGTTTTAGACCATCAGAGCAACAGGTTACTGATACTGCACTTCCTGCGAATTATCAAGTATACTATGTATGCGAAAAGCATCATAAGATCTTGCGCTCCACTGATTTAGGATTTTTTACTTCAACTGGAGATCAAAGAAACGATCAGGTGCTTGATAATTCTTCCACTGGAAAGGATACTTCTGATGATATTAGAATATCCGCCGGCGTAGGACCAACACATTTCTGGTGGCAACCATCCACGAAAGATGCTAAGAATAAGAAAATGAGTGGAAAAGGATTTCCAGCAGAAACACCAGTTACTTCGTAAGGAGCTTCAACAATGAGTTCACTCGCTCAGGGAAATTGTTTTGCAGGAATGACAGGAGTAGAGAGTGAGACTCTCTCTCCTACGGGGAGATTGAAAATTGCAATTGTTGGCAAGCCAAAGAGCGGTAAGAGCACTCTCTGTACTACAGCGCGAACGCCTATACTTTATTATGATTTCGATGATCGTCCTGAATCTCTCGCGGGAAAGAAGGGACTCTTTGTAAAAACAAAACCCGAGATGACTGAGGTTGAAAGAGATCTCTCTATTATGAAAGCCAATAAGATAAAGAATCTTCCTCTTCCTGCAACAGTGTGTTTTGACACTGTTACTTTTATGCAGCGAGCTATGGAAGATGAGATCTTTAGACAGTGTAAAGATTTATATCGTGAGATCAAAGTAGGAAACTCAACTTCTATGAAAGTAAGAAAGGGATGGGATGTCATCAACGGTATACAACGTTATGTTGGTTATCTCATCTCTGAGTTTAGTACACTCGGTGTTGATATTATCTTTGCTTTCCATGAAAAGAATGAAAAGGACTATGCCGAATCAACTAAGGAAGAGGCTGCTTATACTGGGCAGCTTACTACTGATCCCCAGTATCTCTCTTCTTGTTTATCTTTATTTAATGAGGTCTATCATATTAAAGTGAGTCCAACGGGAAAATATGAATGTGAGTGTAGACCTAATATTTTAGGGAATTGGAATACTACTCTGCTTCTCGATCCTATTGAACCTCCGAACATTCTCAACATGATTGCAAAGCATGAAGAAAAGCGTAAAGCGAAGGGAGTGAAGTGATGGATGAGGATAGGAAAGTACCTGATCTCCGAGTAAAAACTACAGATGGGATGCGTATCACTCTCTGTGGAGTTGAAGAGATCAACGTAAACGATGGAATCATTACTTTCAGCGATGAACATGATGATGAAATCGCAATGATTCCGGTTGATAAAATCCTTTGGATTGTTAAGAGCGATGAATCTGCTAAGATTGAAAATCAGTTCCAACTCAGAAAGGAGCATGAAAATGCCGTTTAGTATGGGCTTTAACAAGGAGCAGTTACATGGGAAACCACCAGCGCCTCCAGGGTGGTATAACTTGCAGTTCAAACACTTCAAACCTCAAATAGCAGGAGAGAATAAAGACAGCGTTTCGCTGAATCCTGAGTTCTCAATTGTGGGGAATGGCAGTGAAGAAGGAAAGAAGGTTTTTGCCTCTCTCAACTCCAAAGCTGGATGGATTCTTTTTGACTTCGTTCACGCTTTTGGTTTACAAATGGAAGAAGTACAGGATGGGAATCAGGGAACAGAGGCGGCGAGTTATACCATTCCCGGCGTCTTTGAGAACGCGGATAAGTTTCCTGATGATCCGAAACAATGGAAGTATCTTGGCCCACTTACTAACAAAGTTATCGAAGTGGAACTCGCGATAACTGAATATCAGGGAAGACAAAGGAATGAGATCAGGCAATATCGTTGCGCGGTAACTGATTGCCATGAAAGACATTCAACAGACCTTCTAAAGAAGGCGAATTAATGTGGCAATGTACTTTCATTGATTCAAGCGGAGTACGCTGTAAAGAAGCAGCCGTACTCCGCTTACATTATTCTAAAGACGATCCCTTTAATCATGTAGATATTTGTAGAGAGCATGAATCGAAGTTTAGATTCTATGTGTGGAGGCAAAGTATTGTGAGAGACAAAATCATCTGGGAGGATGAAAGTGACTGATCGTGAAAGAACCGCAAAGGTGTTTATGATACTTCTTCAATTCTCTGTGCTCTTAGCTTCTCCGATAAAGAGTAGGAGAATAAGCAAAGAGGATTTACATTTTCTCAAATCCCTTGGAAGAATTAAGTACTCAAACATCAAAGATGCTAGGTATGAAAAACTTGTGGAGATGAAGGAGAGGTATCTATGAACTCTTTTGTAGTAGCAGGATTTGTATCTTTAGGGCTTCTCTCGATTGTCTTCGCATTTGCTGCGTGGGAGAGTCATAGAATAGCTCAACGCGAGAAACTTGAGGCACAGGAATACTTCAGAGCAAAGTTTCGCTCTCTTGAGGAGGAGGAATAGATGCCAGAACCTTATTACGAAGTAAGAAATCAAGAAGTTGAGGATCTCCTTACAAACATCGGAAGAATACTTAAGAAGATTATGCCTGAAGGATATGGATTTGCTCTCCATATTGCTAATTATAGCGAAGGCGGAGGAATCTTTTATGTTTCCTCTATAAAGCGCGATGATTATATCAAACTGCTTCGTGAATTCATTCAGAAGTTTGAGGAGAACTAAATGCCTCTCATTCACACACGCGGAGATCCAAACAGTCGAATCTGGCTTATAATTGATCATCCATTTCCAAGCGATGTTCCAAAAGGATATTTGATGTCAGGAGGAATGGGTTATGTCCTTGAGAAGATGCTCTCAGAGGCCGGGCTTAGCATATTTGATATATATGTGTGTGCTCGCAGGCCGGATAGTGATGATCCTTTGTTGTATGCTTCTATTGATAGTGCTATTCTCAATTACATGCCTCCTTTTATCTTCTTGGTTAACGAAGTTGGTTCTCATTATTTTATGGAAATGAGGCCACGAAGCACGAAGGAGAATTATAAAACACAATTAAATAAATATGTAGGATCTCTTATGAGTTCTGATAGATTTTCCTATCCTCATTATATGATGCCTATATATGGGCCAGATAAGTGCTCACAAGATTGGACAGAGAGGAATATAACAACATATATAGATATGCAAAAAATGCGCGATGAGTTCCTTTATTGGAAAGCGACAGGCAAAATACAGCCACTTCGTGAAAGGAGATTGATCTGCGATGACAGAATTGACCTTAACGAGCTACTTAGCCACTTCGAAAAATTTTCCAGAGCAAAGTATCTCTCTAATGATATTGAAACGGTCTATCCAAAAAAAGAATCAAAGCTCTTTCCTCACCCAGGTTTTGCTATCGTCATTGGACTCGCAGATTCGGCTAATTTCGGGGTATCATTCAAACTATATCGTGACAGCATCGAAGAGACTAAAATTTTGTGGAGAGCATACGATGATATCATCTCTCAGGCAAGAATCATCGGACAAAATTTTATTAACTTCGATACTTACTATCAAAGAGCGGTAGGATTCGATATAATGCCTAAGCAAGTGCAGGATACTCTAATCAGGCATCATATATTGTGGCCGGAGCTTCCTCACAAATTACAATTTCTCACGAGACAATATACAAGACAACCATTTTATAAGGATGAGGGAAAACATTGGAATATAAAACACATGAAAGATCTCATGCATTACAACGCTTTAGATGTGACTGTTACATACGAAGTATTCGAAGCGCAAGAGAAAGAGTTTAATGATAGACCACATTTAAGAGGATAAGATGGAATTCAGAATAACATCTCGACACGAGCACGCTCTTCAATGTGTATATTATGATATCTCTAATAGAGGTATTCGAGTTGATATAGAGAAGTTAAAAAAAGCGCGCGCTATTGTCTCCTCTGAGATATCGCGCAATCTTTCAATCGCAACTACTCAATGGGGATGCAATGTATTTATCGGAAAAGATAACAATCCTGGAACTAATGGTGCTGTCAACCTTAACGCAACTCAAGGAGAATATGCCCTACTCAAAAAACTCAAAGACCTTGGATATTCCGTTCCCAAGATTCCCAAAAAGAATGAAGAAGGAGATTATGAGGCCACTTACTCCACCGGAGAGCTTGCTCTCCAAAAAATGCTATCAACAAATCAATTCGGATATCCCGGCGGTGATCCCGCTATCAAGGCTATTCTTAAAGTACGAGAGCTTGGTAAACTTAAGTCAGGTTATCTTGGAGCAAGGCTCCTTCCCAGAGGAGGAGAGAACTACTTCCTTTCTGTATATAATGCTGCAGGGACTGTTACAGGACGCAGAGGTAGCAGAAAACATCCTTTTGGATTTGGCAACAACGGTCAAAATTTCCCAGAACACTCTTCAACAGCTTCCCTCTTCAGAGACGCCCTTATAGCGAGAGAGGGGAATATATTTCTCTTTGTAGATCAAGTCTCTGCGGAGGATTGGCCTGTACAGGCACTCTCGCAGAACTATAATGCTCTCCAAGAGTTAAAGAGTGGAGTGGATAGACATACTAAGCTCGCTTCTATGATCTTTGGCATTCCTATCGCTTCGCGTAGCGAGAGGGAGTGGAAAGATTCTATGGAGCGATATCTTGGTAAGAAAACTCGCCATGCTCATAATTATGATATGACGGCACCGCGAATGAGTGACGAACTCGCAAAAGAGGGGTATAGTATTTCTATACCCTCTTGCGATGTACTTCTTAAAAAAGTAGATATAGTCGAGCCAAATGTGAAAGGAGTGTTTCATAAATATGTCCAAAACACCATCTCGAATACAAGAGTCCTTATCACGCCTTTTGGAAGAGAACGTCAAATACTCGGAGCAAGGCCAGGAGATTATAACAATACAATCTTTAAAGAAGCATATGCATTTATTCCTCAATCTGTTGTGGGAGACAACACTGGCTTTGCTGTCCTTATCTTGGAGACCACAAGTATGGATAGATTCATTGTGCAGGAAGGGCATGATAGCATCGTACAAGACATACCTGCAAACGTTGTGGATATTTGCAAGAGCCTTGACAGAACACTTAAAGCTTTTGATAGGAAAATCCTATTTCACAATGGAATTGAAATTGAGATCCCTATTGAGGCTAAGATAGGATACTCTTTCTCTCATGCGCTTAAGTTGAAAGATTTCAGCGAAGCTTGCGTTCGCGATACTTTCGAGAGACTCAATGAAGAAACAAAGCGTGGTATTCTCAATGCCGAGGCAATTAAAACTCTCAGTCTATGATGCACTTTTACGTTGTGCCTCTCCACACACAGAAGCTCCAGATAAATTCATTATCTGGAGTGCATTTTCAATTATTGGTGGAGTTCTCAAGAATCATGTTTTCATAAAAGACGGACTATACACATTACATCCAAATCAATATATTGTTTTAGTTTCTCCACCAGGAATAGGAAAAGGAACAGCAATGAACTTTTCATGGGGAATAATAAGAGAAAAACCAGTAAATCCGCTTGTAAATATAGTACAAGATCGCATTACAGCGCCGAGAATTTTAGAGAAGATAGCGGTTGGATGGAATTCTTCTGTACCTCAGATAGTTAATCAGCAATTAATAATAGGAGGAGCAGTAGATCATACATGTACTATATTCAGTACTGAACTTCAAGTTCTTACCACAGCAAGTGATTGGATGTTGACATTTCTCACCGACACTTGGGATAGGTATGATTATGAATATGAAACAAAAAACAAAGGCTCTTCTAACGTTAAATCCATGTGTACTTCTCTTATCGGGGGTACCGTTCCAGACTTTATTCAAAACATTGATCGAAATACATCACTCCCGATTAAAGGGGGTTTCTCCTCTCGTTGTCTTTTTATTTATGCTGATACACCCGCGAGAGAGCTTATATTTCCTCCTCCTATTGATTCAAACCCTCAATCTATGGCTCTTTTGGCGGCTATTAAAAACGACTTGGAGCATATTGCATACAATATTGCAGGAGAATATACCTACAACACAGAAGCGCGCATTAAGTTTGAAAATTTTATTAAGGCTAATAGGCCAGATGATTCTTCTGATAATCTCTCTGTTCGCTACTTTAAGACTCGTGTTCGCGCCCACGTCTTAAAATTAGCTATGATAATATCAGCCTCACGAAATGATTCTCTTATTATTGATGGTTATGATATGGATAATTCAATTTCATATATAAAAACAGTATTATGTGATCTTGAAAAAGTTTTCAGAGGCGCTGGAGAATCAGAATTAGCTCCCGCAATAGGGAAAGTTCGGAGCTTTATTGAAAAAATGGGAATGGCAAATCAGAAAGAACTTATGCGTCAACTTCACACAAACATAACGTTTGAAAATCTCCAACGAGTTCTTTATACTCTTGAAACGGCAGGTTATGTCGTGCCAATAACAAGAGGAAAAGTGACTTATTGGGTAGACGCTAACAAAAACGGGAGAGGAAAACCATGAGTGATATCAACTATCAAGTAGGACAAACAAAGCACACAATTCACAACGTTGGTTCCCCGCAGAGTGGAACTGAGATTCAAGCGAAGGGAGTAAAACAACTCATCGAAAGGATCGAGAAAGAGAATGAAACTCGAAGTACGACTGAAATTGTTCTCGACGAAACGAACGAAGTTGCTTTTCCGGGCTTTCCGTACAAATTCGAAGCTCTCGGAGAAAAAATTCTTGTTTCCATTGATGTTTTTAAGAGCGGCTACGAATGCAAAGAATGCAAAGGAAAGAAAGTTATTCTACACATTTGTTCCTGTGAGAAAGGAGGACACAGAGGATTGAAATATAGCTCTGAGGATCTTGATTATATCAAAGCTTCAATTGGAGAAGATGTAGCTCTTGCGCGCGAATCTATGGTTTGCGGGGAATGTAACGGAGTGCCCGAGTCTCAGAAATATGAACAAGAGTGTTCAAAGTGCAAAGGACTCGGCGCATTGCTTCATCTACCGGATAATGCTAAGAATCTCCCTACTTCGGGAGTTGTTGTTAGCATTGGAAAAGAGTGTAAGAATCTTCATTATAAAATTGGAGATCGTATACTCTTTGGGCCGTATGCGGGATCTTTAATACCCACCAAAGCCGGATTGATGTTCAAGGTTATGGATGCTCATCAAGCTTGGTGCAAGATTACAGGAGGAGGGGACCTCGCGGCGTTCGATTTTATCATCCTGGAGGGAGACAAATGAAAAAAGGAGATGAAATATGCCACTCAAAAAAGGAAAATCTAAAAAAGTCATTTCTGAAAATATTAGAGAAATGAAGGCAAGTGGACACAATCAACAGCAAGCAGTTGCAGCTTCTTTAGAAACAGCGCGAAGATCGGGGAAGAAGAAAAAAAGCTCTGACGAATCGCATTAGAGCAAAGAAATCCCCCGCTTAAACGGCGGGGGATTTTGTTTAATGAAAATGATGTAATAGAGGCATTAGCACATATATAATAAGAACTATCGCAACGATAATTCCTAATAATATCTGTGCTACATTTCCCCAAGGCGCAGGCAAAGGCAATAATCTCAAAACCCAAAACGCCAGTCCTGCAATTATTACAATCAACAGCGCTGTGATTAGAAGTGATACCACTTCTACCTCCTAACTACAGGCTTGCCTTTAACTGGAGCTTTCTTCCCAGGAGGAGCAGTAAAGACAACCTGAATTGTGGTTAGAACTGGCGGAACAGCAGCGATAGATACAGTTATACTCTCTGTATCTGTAAGATCAAGTCCTTCCGCTGTTGTAAGTTCACCGGTGATATTAGCAACGCCATCTGCTACAGCAGTGACAAGCCCTGTTGTAGTATCAAGCGTAGCTGCACTCTCATTATCATTTGTGAGAGTGTAATCTGGCAGTATATCTGCCCATGGATTTCCAAACTGATCAAATCCAATAACTTGCGCTTGAACTTGCTGACCAGCTTGGGTTAAAACTACCGGGGGTGTGATAGGAATTGGGGGTGTTGTTGACACAGGAATCTCCTTAAAGATGAGTTTGATCGTAGTTAACTTTTTGACAGGAGGTTTTGGAGGCCCACTGACAGCGGAGAGAATTTTCTGCAATAAGGCGTTTGTTTCATCTTGCTTTGCAGAGATTCTCTTGAGAAGAGGTTCTATCTCATCTGTTTGATTAGCCAACTTTTGGAGCAAAATAAGAGCAGCTGCGGCTATCTGCTCAACGCTCGGAGGATTGGGTGGTTTAGCTTTTAACATCTGCTGCTCCTACGAAATTGTGTTAGTCCCCGGACCTGGTTTGGGCGGAGGGGGAGGTTTTGGATGTGGTTTCTTAGCCTGTGCGAGGAATGCTATTAAAGATAGAATGAACTCTATTCTTTTCATTTTCCAGGTGTCTCCCATTCTATAGGTTGAATGTCAGCAGCATTACCTGAGAATGTTCCACAGGGCATGAAGATTAATTTAAAAATAGTGCTTGGATCGTAGGGAATGATATTAGCATCATAGGGCATATGGACGATGTAATTCATTTTAGCGCAAGGAATTAAGGTCACGCCGGTAAAGACAAGGTATTCTCCTCCTGTGTGAATCCATAAACTCTCATAAAGATAGTATGTTCCGGGCTTAAATACAAATCTACACTCTCTCTGTGGAGTCGATGCTATACATTGATCCATTAGCTTTTGTACTTTAGGCATAGGTTGAGACAAATCTATCTCATAAGTAGGAACAGACACAGGAGGTAAGAGTTGAAACAACAGAGTTAGAGTTAAAATACTTTTCATATTTCTCTCCTTTTTCCCGACAACTGCGAAGCCTGTTTCTTACCTGAGTGTTTCACAACAGTATCAGCAGTAGAAATCACATCACATTTTTTGGCTCGTCGAGTTTTTCGTTCTCCCCTTTGGTTAAGCATCGCCCTCAGACTTCGCAGTTTAGATTTGTCGGGAAACTTAATTCACAGAGTTTCCATTAGAAGAAAGCGTCGGCGCTGTTGGAGTACCATTGTTAGTACTTCCAACATAGTTTGCGCTAGCGCCAGAAGCCACTGTTCCACCTACATAGGTATTAGTAGCAACCCAGGCATATGTAGTACTGTCTTGGAGTGCTGTGTCCTTATCGATATAGTTCCACGAAGATCCATTTGAACCTATGGTTGGAACTAAGTTCGCAGTCATATCCAACGCTTTCCAAGCAGAAGAACCGGCAGAGTACGCGGGGCAAGATGTAGCTGAAGTGCAGGTAGCCCTATAGACTTGGATAGAGCATTGCGCGTTGGTAGTACAAACTGGATTGCTCCAATTAAGTACTGCTTGATGAGGACCTGTTACGGTCTTTACCTGACTACTTAGCGACACTGCGGAGATTAGTAGGAGGGGGAACAACATAAGGTTTCGCATTTGTGACTCCTTTTGATCTTGTTGCTGCGGTTGTCCCTATATAGGGAGAGGAAGCTGCACTAGGCGTAGAGCCGTTTACAAAAGTGTTTGTTGCTACCCAAACATATGTTGTAGAATTCGCGAGAACTACATCAAGATCTTGATATACCCAAGAAGTGCCTTGAGTTCCAACTGTGGAAGTGAGATTAGAGAGCATATTGAGAGCTTTAAAAGAGGAAGATCCTGGGGAATAAGAAGGACAACTCGTAGAGCTAGAGCATTGGGCTCTATATACTTGAATAGAGCATTGTAATGAAGCGCTTGTGCAAGCTCCATTAGAGTAATTCAAAGTAGCTTGATGTGCGATTGGAGTTATTATATTAACCACAGTAGCAGGACTAGCGTTTGAAGGATATGCAGCGAAGCTGTTTGTAACTGCGTATTGATACATAACTCCGTAGCCTAGATTCTTAGATATAGTTCCATCATCCCTATACTTAAACGTAGTTCCCGTAGAACTTACAGTACTCGTTGTATAAGAATTACCCGCGGAATCTGAAGCTGGAAGCTTAGTATAAGCCGCGCTTGTTGGTGTCCATGCAGCACATGAAGATGCTTGATTTGTATTGCATACAGTGCGATATACTGTAGGAAAACAAGTATTCCCTGTTACGCAGGAAGGGTTATTGAAGTTTAAGTATACGCTGAAAGGCACTGTTTGAGCATTAATTGACGCTGTTGCCAGTACCCACGGTAGGAGATTGAGGTACACCCGCATTCGATCCTCCTGATGTTGTTCCACTCCACACTACAGAGCAACCTGAAAGATTATTTGTACTACTATAAAATGAGTTCGTAGCACAATAAGCGTATGTTGTGTTATCTTGCAATATTGGGTCTGTATCTTTAAATACCCACGTAGTTCCCGTAGGCGTTGGCGTAGCAGATCCTGCCCCGGAAGATACTCTTATCCATAAGGATGAACCTTCCTGATAATTAGGACACGTCGTAGCTGTAGGACACACCGCTCTCCACACTTGCAGAACGCATGGATTGTGCGAAGTACACGCTGTATTCTGATAATAAAGCGTAGCTTGATGAGATACTGTCGCTATCTTTGGCGCCAACAACAAAATTAAGAGTAAGAGTTTCATATCAGTTTATCTCAGCCCGATCATCACG